CGGATTTTCTTTTTATATTTCTTAATTCTTACATATCCAAGACGAAGAGGTATTTTAAATTCAACTGCTTCCTCAATCAATAGTTTTGTTAATTCCTGATTAAAATCTTTTATTATAAGACTGAATCTTCTATATTCAAGGAACGCTGGATTATCTCGTTCTTTCTTCGTGAATTTCTGTCTGAAAAACTGATAGATCTCAGGTAATCCATTTTTTTCGTTATTCTTCATTACTTGCCACATTTAAAGTTTCGTTTGAATCATTTACTTTATCAGTAGGAGCACTCGTTAAAAATTTAAAGTTATCTTCAGTTATCTGGTTGCGGATATAATTCCACATCCATCTATTCATCGGATATTCATCATCGTCACTATAACATGCTGTACCATCAATATGCGTGAAGTTTGAAACATCTTCAGGGTTCTCAAATATTCCACGGACGCCTAAGTATCTCATGTATACAAGAAAACTATCACCACTCATATTCTTTGATATTACGAGTAGTTTAAGCCCATAACGGAAAGTAAATATCATATTTGAATTCCATCTTCCATTGCCACTAAATCTTGCTCGTTCAATTGGTACATATGAAAAAGGTCGACTCATTTTATCTATTGGTCCAACGCTGATTATTCCATCACTTTTATTTAACTCGATCGTTTTTGGAATATCAAGTTTGGTCTGTAAAACTGTATAACCGGTAAGATGTTCTGGACATGAACTCCTGTCTGCAAATTCAAGTTCCATACACAAAGTCTGTATTAACTGTTCATCAACTGAATGAGATTTATTCAAATCATTTCGTAACCAGAGGGCTCTTTGATTATGAATCCAGTTCTTTATCATACGATCATCAAGTTTGTCGTCATCATAAAGATTAAATTGACGAACTCTCTCTCTGATCTCATATATCATTTCATTTGATGTCATTACTTGATTTTTTTATATAATAATTGGAATCCTTCAAATACAAAAATTCCCGTAAGAGAATGGAACCACCATTGTTGATATACTTTTGGCGGATCATTTACTATCGTAATTTCTGCATTATTGATAGTTAGATATCTATTAGTAGTAGTAAAAACACCAACGGGCTTTCTTTTAAAAAGCCCATCATTCACATATCCAAGATACATTTGTCCTTTGATCGGAATCTCAAGATTAAAATATATCTGTCTATTTGCCCGCATACCTGCAATTAAATTAATATCTCTTGTATGCAAATCTATCAGAGTAAAAGGAACACGTAAGTAATCCTTTATCATAGATGAATCTTTAACTGTAATAAATTCCGATCCTGGTTGAATTGCCAAAGAATCCCTGAGAATCTTTATTGTGCCTTCAAGTTTTGCATTTGCTACAAGACTTTTTAAATGAAGTGCTTTCAATGTAGAATTCTCAAGGATTCCGGCATCAATGGCATCTTGCTGGGATAAAATCAAAGCATCTTTTTCAAAGACTAACATCTTCAGTCCTTTGATCTCTATCTCGTATGACCTGATTGAATCACGTTGAGCAATGATATTATATTTTAAGGTATTTCGGATCCTTAAAGTACTATATCTTCCTCCTATGAAGGAACCAACCATTATCAAAAGAAAGATTATTGTATAGAGAATCTTATTGTTAGATTTCTCCATCTTCTCTTTTATCCAAGCAAGAAACCACTTTTTCATCGTCTTATTCTTTTGGTTTGAACCATCCATCTACTTTATCAAGTATGGCTTTAACAAAAGGAATATCGAACATTCCATTTGCTACGAGTCCGGCAGCAAAACCATAATAGATAGCTTTAAAGATTGGAAAGTCAGCTGCAAAACCATAATTTAATAAATCTGCTGCAACTATGATAATAATAGAAACTCCCCAGGCTACAAGTTGTTTTACGAACTTTTTTGTCACCTTAAGAACACCATTTAACATAGCTGCAAAGAAAGCTGATATTACAGCAAGACCTGCCAAAGAACCAAGATACACATCCAATTTTGTAATTACATCAAGGATGTTTGTTGGATCAGGAATTTCCTGAGCATTGAGAACTCCAATTGTTACAAATAGTAACCCAAAAATGAAAATGATTTTTTTCATGATGTTTGAAATTTAGTTAATACTGCATTTGAATCTCATTATTGTTTAATAGTAATGAATACTCTATAATTTAGTTTTGCTTTACGAACCATCTCTGTTATTATCGTAGAATAAAGTCTTCCATCTACAAGTTGACCTTTTATTTTATTTAATCCTACTCCTATACAACCAAGCGTATCTTCTTTGTCAACAACAGAATGTATCAAAATACCAGAGAATCCTTTTACCCCTTTTAATCTTGGATATTCTTTTCCATATTTCTTCCAAAACCATAACTCGACTTCATATCTTCCACAAGGGATTGCAGTGTCACCATATACTTTCCCTTCTCCCGGATCATTAAAATCTCCATCATTGTTTTTATCAACCAATTCACGAATAGGATCCTCAAGTGTATCACAAAGAATATTATTTGTCTTTTCATCAGAATAACGATATAAGAATTTACCTATTGTATAGTCTGGTAATAACCATTTTCTGTAAACCTCAAGTTCTAATGTTTTCATAAATTATTCTTTTAATGCTTCACCAAGATTTTTTATTCCAATAGTATTCCCATTGTCATTATATGAAAGACCACGTTTTTTTGCCAGTGATGAAATTACCTTTCTTTGAAAACTAAAGTACTCATTCTGGATCTGTCTAACTTTATCCTGATCATTTTCTTTTATACCGATCAGTTCCTTTGTCATCAACTGATTACTCTCAAGTATCGCGTCTATAACAAAAAGTGGTGTGTAATCGTCATTTATTTTCTGGACTCTTTCTTCAAGATTGTTCTGAGCAACAGTCAGTTTAATTGACAATGTTATCTGTGTAATGCCAACTCCTATAAATACAGACAGAAGAGCAATTATGATCTTCTGCATCGAGTCACCTTTTTCTTTAGTATGTTCTTTTTTTTCCATTATAGTAAATTATCAGCGTTAATAATATTTAGTTCTTTATAAAAGTGTCGTCAAATATTACAAAATCGTTTCCATATTTTACGTAATTATTTACCAATGGTGGACTTGATGTAGTAAATTCTACATCACTACCATAACCAGTCCCAGCACTATTTGTTGCATATGCACGAATATGATATATAGTTGATGCGGTAAGTCCCGATAAAGAACTTGTAAACGATCCTTCTCCTGTACCATCGGAAGTATGTGTATCTGTCGTAGTAGGATTAATAGATGTACTCCAACATATTCCTTTAACAGTTACAGTACCATTACCATCAGATGTTACATTACCTCCGGAAGAGGCTGTAGTGGTAGTTATATTTGAAGTGGATGTTGTAGTAACAGTTGGAACAACAACTGTTATTGTACCATATTGAAAAGCACCTATACTTGGATTTGTACCATCAAATGATTCTCCGTTGAAGTCAAGAAGAATATCAAGATCCTGGCCTGCTGTTTTTATTGTTGACGAAGATGTTAAAGTATAATCTCCACCAGATAGATCAGTAAATAATGGATTAACAAAGTAACCATGCAATTCCCAACTTAATACACTCTGCAATGATGATAGAGTATTCATATAATACATTGCTGAACTTTCGTTTTCAACAACACGAAGAGAATTACTAACGCGATAGTAAGCATTATAATCTGCAGTCTGATAAGTTAAATCACGGCCATAGGCACGTACAAAGAGTTCACAACCATTATTGTCGTCAGTACTGGTTGTGTAAAAGACATTATTCTTTATTCTAATAGTATCGTTGTTTGCATCAATCCAAACATGTGCCCAAGAAGTTGACTTATGATTTACAAAAGTATTATTATAGATATAAACACTTTGAGCTCCCTCCATATTTATTGAGGCAGATACAGGGGAAATAAAAACATTAGAATAGATATAGAGATTACAAATAGTTGATGAGAGATCAGAATAGTCATAGTTCTGAACAAAGATCTGATGCACGTCGTTCGTTGCATTATTATTTGTGTCATCAAAACTATTTCTCCGTATAATTGTATTATGAATCTTCATACCTGTACCATTGCCTACTGAAATATCAACACCGGTTGTATGATAACAGTTATAAAACTCATTATCTTCTATAATAATGTTTGAAACAAGATATCCACCATATAAATGAAAGGAAAGAGCTCTTCTTCCAATATCATGCATCTTACAATTTTTTACAAGCATTTCATTATATATTGCTTGTGTACCATAAGCATCTTCAGAGTTTTTAATACCTATATATCCTAACTCAAGATTCTGAATTTTTAAACCTGTCTTTTCTTGCCAACCACCATCTGCAGCATCAAACTGAATCCCGGCATAACCACAATAAAAAATATTAACGCCATTTATATCGATGTAATTTTGGTAGTTAAGATCTATAATAAACGATTGTTGTGGTATTTCTATAGAAGTATATCTGGTATCTGGATCTGTCACAGCATATACATAAACTTTTCCACCTGTGTAATACCAATTATATTCTGCAGTTAAATATGCAATTCCTGTTTTATGTATTCCCCATGTTACTGCTCCTGAAGTGCTTTCAAAGAAGACCTCACAACCGCCAGGCCCTGATCGTCCATACATATCAGTTGCATCAGGATCTGTAACAGTCGCATCACAAACCCATACATTAGTACTATATGATGACCATGTTGACTTTACAGAACCAAGGATCCTTGGATTATCACCGGTACCATATTTTCCTATGATAATATAATTTGCTGTAGTTCCACTTCCGGTAAGTGACAACATACCACGAAAAGTGTCACCACACTTGAAAAGGACCTGATCTCCGGCCACAAGAGTTGTAGCATTGACTTTTGTTATACTTGCCCATGCGAGTACCTCTGTCTGGCCTGAATCGTTGTCATTACCATCAGAAGAACTTACATAATATATTGTCGCATACAATGGAGATGCGATAAGAACCATCAATAATATAAGAATCTTTTTCATCATTCTATTCCTTTAGAGTTTGAATCCATGTATGTTTCTATAGCTGCATTGACATCATCTACTAAACCTGCCAATGAACCACCAAGATGAACAACAGATATCTGTGCATCACAAAAACGTTTTGGTACTGGTCCAGTTGGCGCATTAATGCAAAGAATATACGGTTTTGCATAACTATTAACAGCGGTTGAAGTATATGATGCTGTTTCAAGTAAAGTCCCGTTTCTATATAACACTAAATCAGATGAATTTGGCTTATCAACTGTCCAATAACCTCTTGATTCACCACTCCATTCATTTGCATAATCTTCTCCACCAGTACTATTAAGACAGTATATAACACCATATGAACCAAATGAAGAAGAAAATTGATTGTATGCATTACCATCATTAGTACATCCGAACATCCATTTACCTTCTGTTGCTGTGTACCCAACACGAACATAAAGTCCATAAGATGCATTGTTTAGTGTATATTTAGTCAAATTACTAAGATACATTCCACCAGCTTCAAGATAACCATTACTCGTATCATCTCCACCTTCAGTTGCAGTACCTTTAAATCCTTCATATGCTGTAAATACCGGGGTATTATGAATGATAGAATTATAAGTACCAGGATTCTTCCAATTGATTAAAGCCTCTGAACCACTATTTGAATGAGTGGCAAATACATAGAATATATCAAATGTTGTCCAGGCACCACACGCTTTCAATGTTTTAACCAGTGTATTCTGATTGGATCCAACCGCTACAGACGGTTTATTGGTCATTGCATTATAAACAGCATAATATTCATCAGTATATATATCACCAGCTTCAAATAAATCACCGAGAGTTACTCCATTATTATAACCAGTTATACCTGCCTTTCCAGAAGTATATTCTGTTACTGTAGCTGAACCACTTGTGCCAACACCAGTATCAACTGATCCATTTAGATATGCAGTTATGGTAGTACCATTAATTTCTAATCTTACAGTAGCACCTGCACTTATTGATGCAGTACCTGCTGATCCAAGATTTGTCTTTACACCATTATCTATTCTAAATAAACGCTGTGTACCATTCATTACATAGTAACCATATCCACAAGTTGTAGCCCCAGTACCAGATAATCTAACACCAACTCCCATTGCATCACTTACATCACCAACATTTGATATTGTTATTTGTGCATATTGATTTGTACCGAAAGTGGCATCATATTGAGCAACTGTAACTGAAGTAGAAGTATAAGACTGAACTAATCTCGCACCATTTCCACCATCATATACAGTAATGGAATTTAATAAAACATCCCAATTACCTTGTCCATTTAGAGATGCTACAGAATAGGTGTTGAAGTTATCCGTATATGCCGGACCATAATGTAATGTTTCTCCTGAAGGAACACGATATGAAGAGGCAACTACGCCAGGTATTACCTGTGATGTTACAGATAGCGATACTATAAGTAACGATAGAAGAAATGTTAACTTTTTCATGCTTCAATGTCTCCAATTAAAATCCATGTATCTGTGTCTGTCTTAATTATAGTGCAACTGGACCATTGTACTCTAAGATCCTTATAACTTCCAGCACTATTAAGCGTACCTCCTGAAGTAATTGCTATTGTCGTTTCTCCTGCACCACCCTGTATAATTGTAATCTGTGTTCCTGTTGGAAAAGCAACTGAAGAATTAAGAGGAATAGTAAATGTATTGGCAGATGCATTAGTCATCGTAACAATCTTATAAGCATCACCAATTACTGCTGTATACGTTGTTCCTGTCTGTGCATTAAGAGTAACACTCTTTGGTGCTTTTGCATCAAGTTGTGTTTGTACAGCACTTGTTACACCATCCATATATGCAAGTTCAGTAGCATCTACAGAACTTACTGATGTTCCCCATGCAGATCCTGTTGAAATAGGAATTCCGGCTCCAGGATATACCATACTACCACTACCATTTGCAACCCAAGATCTCGTTCCTCCAGTTGTTGAAGATAGAACATATCCAGTCGTTCCTGGATTACCAAGAGAACTTTCTTTTGCTGCAAGACCTGTTGTTAAATCATAATTTGATGCATAATGTCCCGAGCCAGGTACTGAGTCTGCAATCATCACTGCTAAACTTGATAAAGAAATTGCACCACCAAGTCTTGCAGAAATACTATCATTAATCAATGTTGGGATAGTAGACATCGCATATGCTGTAGTTGCTATCTGTGTAGTATTTGTCTTTGCAGTAGCAGTTGGAGCAATTGGAACCCCTGTTAATGTTGAACTTGTAAGTATTGTCTCTTTTGATTCATTAGTAACGTTACCAAGACCAACATCAGATGAAACAAGAGAAAGGGCAGTTTTAAAATTTGCAACGGATAAGGTTGAAATAGTATTATCAGCATTAAACCTTGGAAATGTTATTGCTCCTGGATTTGTAAGAGTAAATATATTACTACCTATTGTTGTCGCTCCTAATGACGTTCTTCCTGTAGCAGCTGTCAATCCTGTTGCACCACCGTCCCACTTAAGACGGTCTGTATAAGCAGTAACTGCATTAGTGCCGTTAGTATTTACCCAAGTATATGCAGTATTCCAATTCGTTGAGTTATCTGTTATTGACGTACCCCAAGCAGAAGAACCTCCATAAACAACAATTCCGGCTGTTGCCGGCCATGTCATTGATCCTCCACTACCATTTGCAACCCAAGATCGTACTCCGGCTGCCGAAGAAGATAATACATAACCATCAGTTCCTGGATTACCTAATGCTGCTTCTGCAGATATAGCAGTTCTGAAGTTTGCTGCACTTAATGTCGAAACAGTATTATTAGCATTTATTTGAGGAAATGTAATGGCACCAGGATCTGATAGTGTAAAAAAATTGCTACCAACTGTTGTTGCACCAAGAGATGTTCTACCAGTTGCAGCAGTAAGTCCAGTAGAACCTCCATCCCATTTTAATCTATCTGTATAAGCTGTTACGGCATTAGCCCCATTTGAATTAACCCAAGTATAAGCGGTATTCCAGTTTGTAGAGTTGTTTGTTATACTCGTTCCCCAAGATGTACCTGCAGAAACAGCAATGCCGGCAGTAGGATATACCATTGTTCCACCACCGGAGTTATAAACATAGTCACGTACATCTTGTAATGATGCTACAGTGTCAGTTGTTCCAATAAGGAGTGTTGCTTTATTAAAGGCGACAGAATCCTTAAAGAATGATTTGTATCTTATAGGAACCCATCCATTTGATAATCTGAATCTCGTTTGACCGCATGAGATCAATGTAAAACAGATTAGAACCGAAATGATTAGACTTTTTTTCATTAGTATATTATTTTAATTCGTACATCATCAATTGCATCAGAAGAATACACGGTAATTACATAAATACCACCGACAAGACTTATTATTGGATCACCAAGATTCTTAGTAATCACAATACCATCAGAATCAATGAACTCAATATTATATGGTTCATATGTCAATGTTGTAGTAATTATGTTATTACCAACAACAAGATCTTGTGTTATTGTATATTTTGCCATGTCGGAAACAGTGTTAGTTGTTGGAGTAGTAACAATAGGAGTTGTATTTGAACTCCTTTCATAGTTATATCTGTCCAGTTCGCGGTAAGCATCGTCAATTATACTTTGGATATCATTAACAGTAAGTACATTATAGTATTCTGTTACAGCAACATCACCTATTACCTGATAACGATAAAGTATCTCAATATACTTTGAAATTAAGATGTTTCTTTTATTAAGGTTGGCAAGAAATAACTGACCTCCTGTATGATAAGCAAAAGACTTTGACAGGTCTTCAGCAAGACGACTATGCAATAATTGAATTGTTGCTATATCACTATTCAATATATTCTGATCCAGAACTTGCATTTGCTTTTAAATTATCAAATGTTAAACTATCAACAATATAGTTAATTCTATTATCTTGGGACATCCATTTAGAAATTAAATCCCTTTCTGCTATAGTGTTATGATGAGAGGAAGGTTTTATTTTTTCTTCAAGAAAATAATGACTTTTTTCACTTTGAAAAAATGTGAATCCAGAAATAATTATATTCTTAAATCCAAGAGCTCGGGCTATTCCAATAGCCATTATGCCTACAGTTGGAAATGCATTTATCTCTTCCGTAACTTCTCTGAATAACATAGCAAAAGCATCATTATTTCCATAAGTATAAACTACATTGCCATTCTTTATTAATTTCTCAGCATTATTCAACCAATGTAGATGCATCATTTTTGCAGAAGTATATTTTTGGTACAAATTATCTGATATCGGAAGAACACCAAGTATTGGATAATCAACCTTTCCAGAAGGGATAATCTCATGATAAAGACTCGAAATATTAAGATCTATTTTTGATCCGATTTCTTTATATTGTTCTCCTATCTTGAAATTATTACATCTCATAACAAAAGAATGATCAATTTTATCTGAGAGATCTGTTCTGAATGGACCATTCCCTATTACTGAACAGGTATCGAAATCTTTACACAGTTTCTCTATTTCAGTAAATAGAAAATTATATTTGTCTGATTTATAATCAGGAACCTCTTTCTTTAAAGAAACTTTATCCTTGAACCGTCTTGATGCTTGATGATGTGAAACTACTGGATTATCACACTGTAAAAATTGATTATCCCAAATATAAATATACTCTTTTGGTAAATCAGCAACAATTATATCAGTATATCCACTAATCACCAATTGGAAATTAGGTGCATCGGGATTATTGTTGGTTGAATTTAACTGAATCCACTTATTTAATATTTCTCTTGTTACAGTATTGTTTTTAAAATACATTGTCCCGGTCATCTTTTCATTCCACTCTTTTATATAATGGAATGAAATATCACAATTAAGAGAATAAAAGAATTCAGGATCTCTTAAAACTTCAGCATCAGCATCAATCCATACAACATCTTTGTTGTATTTATCCATTACACTCTTTATAACTTGTGGTTTCATTTGAGTGTTTAATTCCCAGGATCCCTGATTCCTTAATCCAACAATTTCATAAGGCAAATTAAACTTATCAAGAGACTTCTTTAGTGTTTCAACTTCTTTTTCATATGGTGTGTCTGAAGTAAACATGCTGACATATATTATATCGTTCTTTCCAGACATAGAAAAATTCAACTTATCTTCAATGAATTTAAGATTTTGTTCATTCTGATTACGTATGTCTTCTGGAATTCCATCACAGAACTTTACCATTAATGCATGTTCTTTTGCCTGTATAAAATTACCAATCCAATAATAACAGATAGCAAGTTCGAAATCAGCCTGGAATCTTTTATTTGTTAAATGAATAAACAGTTTATCCGTCTTTGGATATGACATTCTTAATACTTCTTCCTGTATAATTCGTGCAAGATGATATTTCTTTTTCTCGCGATAAATCAATCCAAGCATAAACAAGGCCTCAAATCTTGTTGGCCGATATGAATAGGCTTCTGCTAATTGTATTGTTGCACTATCATAATTCTTAAGATGATACTGAAGAACTCCTATCTGGAATAATGAATAGTAAACCTCTTCTTCCCAACCCATTCTACGAACTCTTTCTTCATAATATTTTATAGCTTTTTCATATTCTTGCATATTGGCATATGTCTGAGCCAGATAGAAATAGTTCCGTGTTTCATTTGGATTATCGACAATTGCTTTCTCAAGTAGATCTCTATCACGAACAAGTTTTTCCTTTCTTGATCCACCATCGGCATGATGAATAATAGATAACTCATGTAATTCAGGACTTTCTCCACAATTAGTTGAATTGATATATTCATGTGTTACTCCAGTATAGAACCAATGCTTATTGCCATTTACAAGGAGTATCTGAGCGAAATCAAGATCACCAAGATATCTTAAATGATACCAATCATACTTCAATGTGTTTTTGTCAAATGAATCTAAGATGACATATTCAAAATCAGCATCAGCCAATAATAAATAACTCGACTTGTCATAAGCGAGTTCCATCAATTCATTCCTATTATGTCCAAAATTAACCCAAGATCTTTCGTGTATTTCTCCTGGAATATCTCCCATTGTTTCTTTTATCACTGCGATTGTGTTATCAGTAGATCCAGTGTCAACAATGCAGTAATAATCAATAATTGACTTACAACTATTGATTAATCTTGCAATTGTTTTTTCTTCTTGTTTAACAATTGCACATAAACAGATAGTTTTGTTTGTTACTGTTGATTCCATTTTTCCTGTCTTAAATTTATACTTTGAATCTTCATATCAAAGTTATATCATTTTATGTATGAAACACATTTGTCCAATCATTATCGTATGCACAAATAGCCTGAGTCGATAATCCTAACCAAGCAGTTCCATCTATTACTTCAGGAATTAAAACACCACTTCTTAAATGTTTGCATGCATAATTCTGAACCATCCATACTTGACCACCTATTAGAACCGTGTCATAAATATTACCATCATAATCAGAAACCTTTTCTCCTTCAGTATATCCAGTTAAATTGTCTCTTATTAACCTTATCGCACACCCTTGTTTTTTAATAATAGATCTTGCTAATATTGCTTCTCCGGTAGCAACAAATTTATTCGCATATGCATTTACTCCATATGATAAACTATCTTCTGTATTTGTCCACAGTTCTCCAACATTCTTTAATTGTTGAAAATTAGCAACTAATAAACCGTTTCTTATACCATTTCCTACTGCTGTAAATCCTGAACTATTTGTTGCACCCTCATCGTCACTAATCCAATGTATTATTCCAGTTTCTCTGCAGGCTTTATTTACTTCTATCAAAGTACTCCAATTATTAAATAATGTTTGGTATTCGGATGTAGAAGGAATATGCCATCCTATTGGTGGTGTTAATGCATTATTCGCAGCGTACCAATTATATAAAAGACCATAATTTATTACATTACTATAACCAGGTAAAAATACATAATCCCAATTATTGTCATAAGCACAACATCCTGGTGTAATTAATTCAAACCATGAATTAGCATTTTGTACTTCTGGAATTGGAACTCCATTTGAAAAATGTGTTACAGCAAGATTTTGTTGAAGCCAAACCTGCGTACCAATCTTTACAGTAGTATAAATATTTCCATCATAATCTCTAACTACCATTCCGGGATACCATTGAGACGTATCTATTAATAGACATCTTATCGACATACCCCATTTTTTGTCATCGTTTGCAGGTGATCCTCCAACTACTGTATACGCATATTCATGTATAGAATCATATCTTATTTGTTGAACATAAGTTAGGTTATTATGAAAATATCCAGAATTTTTTAATCCATCAAAATATGGAGATACATTATAAATACTATATCTCCAACCACCGCCAAATATTGTAAGTTTTGAACTGTTTGTTGCGCCAGTATTAGGATAATTCCAATGGATATATCCAACTTCTTTACATTTACCTCCTGCAATTGATATTCCACCAAGATAATTCCATAATGTAGTCCAATCGGCTAAAAGTGGAACTTTCCATCCTATAGGAGCAATTCCATTTGAACTATTGGCTGCATACCAATTATAAAGTAAACCATATGAAATATTAGATACTGGTCTTATAGAATTAAGTAATGATCTGAAGATAGAAGAACTTCTCATTTCTTATTGTGTATATGGTCCTCCAATATTCCAATAGAATCCGGTATTATCATAGATAAACGATACTATCGTTCTCTCGTTTGGTCCTGTGAATATGTTTTTTTCAGTACCATCTTTGAAATAATTTGTTCCTGTAAAAGACAAAGAATGTCCGCCAGAGGCATCTTGAAAAACAAGTAAATTTCCACATTCCCCGCTTAGAACATTTGATAATATAATAGTCGTATTCTGTGTTAAGAATAATTTTGCATTATATCCTTGTGAAAGATTCCAATGAACACCTGCAGTTGAATTATCAAGTCTCAGAAATGCCTTTTGTGCTTCAGCTGGTCCTGTAGGACCTATTAATCCTTGTGAACCGGAAGGACCAGTTGGTCCCATAGAACCTTGCATTGCTTCAACAAACAATCTTGCCTTCATTACCTGAAGATATCCACTACCTGTTGATCTCCTATATCTTCCTTTAATAGTATGTGACCCTATAGATAAAGCATCAAACCTTACTATTACAGGAATCATTTGTGGATTTAATGAATCAAGATATATTTGATGTTCTCCAGAGTCTACACCATCAACTTGAACAGCAAGTGCAAGAGTAGATGCACCACCAGCACCTCTTGTTGTATCAAGTCTTACTTCACAATTTAACGTAATGAGTAACTCAACAGATTCATTCAAAATAATTGTTGTAATGACACCAGAAATATCTTCTAAAGTCGATGATACTGTTCCTGAAGAAGTAAGTTTCTCAATATATGAACTTGGTATTTTACCTGCAATAGCATCAATACCTGCAGGACCAGTAGACCCTTGTACTCCTGTTAGCCCAATTGGACCAGTTGGTCCGGTTATTCCTTGTGCTCCTATTGAACCAGTCGATCCTTTTGAACCTGTAGGACCTACAGATCCTGTATTGCCTTTTGCACCTGTAGGACCTGTTACAGATAATCCAGATGCGCCTGTCGGCCCTATTGGACCTGTTGGACCCAAAGGTCCTGTTGGACCGGTTACAGACGGTCCAGTACTACCTTGTGGACCGGTAGGACCCGGTGCATATGCGCCACCATAAAGATTTATTTTCCAATCAGAGTAAGTTCCTGATCCAGTATGATTTATCGATTGTACTGATAATTCTCCTGAAGCACCGGTATAATTAACAACTGATGCTCTGAATAAGTTATTAACATCATAAGCAATAACAACATCTTGTCCTGTTGTATATGCTCTTCCTGTAGAACAAGTTATATCTATTCCTATAGGATGTGACGATGGGATTACTATTGTATCGGAAGATAAAGATGCATATCTCTCTCCTATTCCGGTTGCACCTGTTGGACCTTGTATCCCTTGTGGACCGGTTGGTCCTGCAGCGGTTGATGCGGCTCCGGTTATACCGGCAGGTCCTACTGCACCGGCTGGACCTGTTGGACCGGTATTTCCTTGTGGACCTGTAGGTCCTTGGACACCTGTTGGACCGGTAGATCCCGGTATTATAGATGCTGGACCAGTTGGTCCTGTACTTCCTTTTGATCCTGCCGGTCCTGATGGTCCGGCAATTCCTTGTATTCCGGTTGCACCTTTTATCCCAATTGGACCTGTCACACCTTTAGGTCCTACTGTTCCTGTAACACCACGCGGTCCAGTTGGTCCTACACCTTGAGGTCCTGTTGGTCCTACTGCACCGGTAGGTCCTCTTTGTCCTGCCGGTCCAGGAATACTTGTACCTGGTAAGACTGTTAATCCTGAGAGAATAATGTTTTTATTATCATTCCTTGCAGGTTCAACTGCATAACCAGAACTCCCAGTAATAGAGGGAGATGGTCCTAAGAATTGTGCCCCAGTACTCATTATAGATTTGGATCTACATCATTAAAATCAAGAATTTGATTAAGTTCAGCTTGTATTGTTGTTAAGGTCACAATATTTGCTGATGAAATAGCACTTTTTAATCCTTGTAGTAATGCCCAAACAGTATTTGCATCATTCTGATATTTCTTTCTTGTCTCCCCTGGAACAAGTCTTGAGAGATTGGCATACATTTTTTCAACTCCGGCTTCTGCCTCACAATAAACATAAGGATAAAATGTACTCTTATATTCTTTTGTTGCTGTACATGAACCATCATCTGAAACCCATGCATCAGTAAAATAAAATTCGTTTTGATTTATTACGGTGATAAGATGTTCACCACCATAATTTGTGCTTCCTGTAACGTCAACATACATTCCGGAAACAAGACCATGGAAAGGAGATACTGCTTTTACAGTTCCATTAACCGTTGATCCATAGTTAGCAAAAGAAGAGATTATGATATCTGTAGTTTTTAGTTTGTAAATGATATTATGAAGACCATCTACATTTGTTCCGGTCAAATCATTAAACCACCAAACATCAACAACCGGATTTGGTATCTGACTTAACACATCATATTCTGCAGACGCAACCCCACTCGGATTTATTATCTGTATTATTGCGGATGTCAATGTTGATGGATCGAGTCCATAAGTTCCATTCCATTTTGTTCCGTCACCTGTATCAACACCAGTCTTATCTTGTATACTGAATTTTGAACACCTGGTAACAACTTTTAGATCAAGATCGGGAGTAAACATGAGAGTACGATTTTAAAGGTTATGAGAAATTTAAAAATAGGGGAAGCGGATTGCCTCCCCTAATTTTAAATATTAACACGGTTATACACCTATAGTACTTGCCTGAGTTGCAAATGCTGCCAGAATATCAGAAATAATATCGGGTGCTTCACCATTTGAAAAACCAGTTTCAAATGCGAGCAAAAGTTGTTTCTGCCTTCTTGGTGTTGCACCTACACCTCCTGTAGAATGATCACCAAAATGAGTAATTGATATCTGATCATATGTTTTCCCGGATGTTGCACAAGCCCTTGCTGCAGTCCACATAAAATCGGAAGGATAAGGATTTCCATCATTACCAAGAAGATTCCATTCCAATTCAGCAATTTGTTCATAGTTTCCTTGTCCGAGAGACATTGCGGTACTGTATGTAACAACTGTACCACCAAATGAAGCAGCCGAATCAAGACCAACCAAAAATGATACCTTTGAATAAGGGAATTTACCAACTGTAAATGACTTTGCAACACCTGATAATTTAATACCAAGATTTGCAGTAGCCATTTTAGCCGCGGTAAGAACTGTGGCGGAGGCTTTAGCTGCAGCTACAGCACTAAAACTTTCTTCTTCAATAGGACGGTCAACCTTAAATACAGTTGTTGAGGTTAGTTCAGTTACCTTATAGATACCATCTGTAACAAGACAGCCGGTTGTAGCTGGCGCATCAGACAATCTTACATAATCACCAACAGCAAGATCAACGTTTGTATTATAATCAGTATTTGTTGCTACAGAAATATACTGTTCTCCTTTTACAAACGTAACAGCATGAGCAATAGCCGCTGTAGCAAAATAAGCAAGATTACAAACGAGTTCTGCCTGGATAGGTGCCTGTGGTGTCTGACGGCGAAGCATACGACTTAATTGTTGAACAAGACCAAGGGCAACTTCGAGTTGAGTAGCAGAAGCATCACTTTTATATGGTGCATTGAGTATTCTCTGTTGTCCGAAACCGGTAACATCCTGTTCTTTCAGTTCAATACGAACAACATAAAGTTTACTGTTTACTACCTCAATCGAATTGGATGTTCCATTATAACCAATATAAGAAACCTGTTCAGCTGCAGCAACGTCAACCTGTGTTTTAAACGCAAGTATATTTGCCTGTTTTATCAGGTCACTCTGGATAATATCGGTACCATTACGCATGATAACCTTAATACCAGATTCAGCGACAATATCATCCGTAAGTACCGAAGTTGCACTCAGGACTTTATTGTGGGAGTTTACTACTGCCATTTCCCCATCTACTAATTTACTGTAGTCGGAAATGTAGCCATTGACAGCAGTTGTTGGAGTTGCTGCACCAACATCTTTGCCAATGAACAATTGCATTACGTCATTTTGTGTCATTGTCCTTTTTTTTGAAATTAATAATTAAGTCTCAGATACTCTCATTAGTCCAGAGATAACCTTTATATTTTGTCTGGTTCTTGATAGCACCATTAATATTTGGCTTATAAAAACCTTTTGCTACCGCATCTTCAATAGAATCAAATGATTCTTTAACTTCACCGGTAACCGGATCTTTTGCAACAATTTTTACAGATTCTTTCTGCACTGATGGTTTAGTTTTTTTCCCAACAAGATTTTGCCTTACAAGAATCCGGGAACGAATTGCTCTGTTCATTCTGTTTGATTTTTAGGTTTAACATTCCTACTTGGTATAGTTGAAAGAGCAATTATTACTGCTCTGTTTACTATTTCTTCATGAACACTTGAATGTAATTCACAATCTACTCCATTATTAATATCTATCGCCACTGGTCTTTTTAGATAACGAAGTCTGTATAAAGATATGATATTACCTGTTCCGTAAATCAATTCGTGTTTTTTTGTTCCTGTATTACCATAATCCATTCTCCAGACAAGTTTCTTATATGGTTTGCTAAATGGATTATTGATGTTTGCAGAATACTCATCATGTCTTATTGGTATTACTTTCGCTTCTTCAGTTGCTGCAGCACCATTACAATCTACATAAGCAACGGTACACATTTCACTTATCGGATATAACATTTCACTTGGGAGTGAAACAAAGATAGCATTTGTATGTAATGCACTATCAGTTGAATTAAATGAAGATCCAGTAGCATTAAAATTATCAATAAGGTTCCCCAATTCAACTCTTGTCTTTTCATCTACTTCGAAATAAGATAGTGTCTTTCCTTCTTTTGGAGAATATCGATCATTTACAACTTCATCCTGTCCCATATTAAGAAAACCAGACACATCAACTGACGTGAATGTTTTCTCCGGAACATGAAACTCATGAAGTTTAAGCTCAAAATGATATTGCATCTCCTGGGCAGTCATTACGAGGCAGATTTTTTAATTAGTTTAAATTTAGCTTCATCAACAAACAATGATACCGCTTTTTCAACAAGTTCATCATGTAGATAATCAGGTAAATCAGGAACATCTGTATATCCCCATGGTGTACCTATCTTAAGTTGTTCATCAATATATGTGATTGTATTATATCCAGCAATCTTTTGGACTTTTGATCCAGTTCTGAAAGTTGTAGGAACACCAGTAGAATTAACATATAATATATTGCTTTTGGCAAGAAAATATGATCCATTTGATATTGCAAATATGTCAAGATTACCTGTACCAACTCCATCGAGTTCTGAATATTCAAATGAAAGTTTATATGGTTTTCTTAAATAAACAAGATTACCAGGAATAATCGTTGTGGTATATGCATCTCCTATCAACATTATGTAATATGGATCTTCCCAAACAGCAACAGGTCGTGGATACATAACTTTATCACCAGAATGACTAACAAGTCTTTGTGCCTGTAGTCTTGATACCCAATCTGCAAATAATGTTTGATTAGTCATAGAATACACTTCTGTGCGACTTACACTACATGATATACTTATTGGAATAAGAATATCATCTGGTGTGCGATATCTATGTCCTCTTGTTGACCAGTTATATTGTGTTAAGTCTTTTTGTGCGGATAAAACACCATCAACACTTATCAGATCTTTCAATTCATCTCCATTAAGATCTATTGCAATAAGTCTTTGTTGAAAGGTTGGAAGATTTATATACTTATTGGCAAGATAGTTATCAATGGCCTTGTTAATATAATTACAAAAAGTAAATGAGTCAGGTCTTTGTTCTACCTCAAAAATAGGATTAATATCCTGTATCTTTTGTTGAAATAATATTTGTAACTCTACGATATTCATTATTTCGTCTTTGCCATTTCTGTCTGAATCTTTGTTATTAATCTTGGATCCTGTATAGTCTGTAGTGCTACCATTACAGCAATATCCAAAATTTCATCATGTGTGTGTTCTGGAAGATCACAAGTTCCTCCTTCAATAAGTTCTGTTGGTTCAACTATATAATTAAGTAATACTTCTGTCACTGTCGTAAATCTGTCTACTATAAGTTCTAAAAAGGTGCCGGCTATGACAACCTTTGGTTTTATAAAATGAGTTCTGTTTGTTGTCGAATTTATAAACTTCAATTTATGCTCTGTCTTTATTGTTTGACAATCAAAATATTCTCCTGATGTTACTATAGGATAATTTGTTCTCGTACAAAGAGCATTGGCATTAATTGGATAAAGAAAATCTGTTGGTAAAGTATAAAGTGCTGCACCAACAGGATCTATAGAATTAAAAAAAAGACTTGCTGGTTTAACAAGTGTCCGAAGATCAGCCACTCGCTTCGAGTTATCCTCAAAAGCAGGTGGCTGAAATTTTTCTCCGAACATACGATCTTTGACGAATTGACCCTGAGCATAATTAAGAAATATAAGTTTTTCATCAACCTCATAACCCGGGGAAGAAAAACTTGATATTCTGTCATAATGAATATCAAAGGCTTCTATCATCTGATCAACATCCATTACACATTTTCTATTTGATGTAGCAATTTCATGCGTACATCCTGATTTTTGGTATCATCAAGAAAAACAAGAAGATCTGAAAGAACACCAATTGGTTTATCTGCACCCGGGAGAGAATAGAGATGTCCGTTTCTTTTTAATGATCCTATCTCAACACTCTTCTGAATTAACAGTTTAAGATTATAATAGTCATCATCAAGAATTGACAAATAAATGAGTCTGTCATCTTCAATTATACGACCAATCTCTTTCTTAAGTTGATCTAAGGTTGCATTTTTCGGAGGTCTCTTTGCATCCTTTTTTTCAAGATAATAGATGTAAAGAAAATCACGCATTTTTACAACATTAGAATTCATCTTGTTAAATAGAATGTATGCTCTTGTCTTTTCTTCAAGATCATCGACATTATCTCTTAGTTCTTCTCCTTCTTCAACAAGAGCAAATTTATAAGTCCCCTTGTCAAATCTTTCAGACCATGATTGAGCTATCCTTTCTGTATCAGACCGTAATATCAAAAACTGAACAAAATGATCTATTCTTGATAATTCAAGGAATAATCCATTACGGTTTAAATTCACCGTTTTACCTCTCCAATATGATTTTGGTACATGGATATTAAGTTTCTGCACATCTGGTAGTCCAAGTTCATTTGAAAAAGAAAGTACATCTTCTTTTGTAAATTCTTTCATTGGATTTACAAGAACATTCCCAGGTAATACAGGGACAACTATTCCAAGTTTTGCTCCATCATTCATAAATGAAGAATCGTGATCAACTCCAACCCATTGTCCTTTTCGTTTTATGGGTCTTACGACATACTTCTTCCCACGAAGATTTCTTACTTTAAGTGAATAAGGATATTCAAATATGTCTTCTGCAACAATATAGTCTTCGGCAGAAGAATCATTTTCTTCCGAAGAACTTTTCTTGTTACCACTTTTACCTTTGTTTGCCATGCTGTTAATCTCCTATTATTAATTACGCTACAGAAAGAACTGAAGGTTTAATTGTAGCACATCTGGTAGGATCGTTTACTAAAGTTCCACCAACAAAAGCTCTGTGGAAAGTGTAACCATCTTCCGGTGATGCCATGAACCTACGTTCACTCTGAACCTGGAATGGATCTCTGAGACCAGGAATGTAACCCATGAAGTCTTCCATACCTTTGTTGTATACAAGACGGATATTGTCTTCACCGCCAGTACGACCAACATTAAGGATCTGGTAAACATAACTCTGAGCAACACCCTTACCACTTGGATGCATGATCTTATTACGTTCTCTGTCATCAAAAGCCGGGTCAACGAGAACAGAGAGAATGGTACCATCAGGACCCCAATACTCTACAAAGTTTTCATGATATCCCCAACCACTTCCGGTTTTGTAAACACCCATTTCCTGTTGATAAGGTTGATAGAGTGTTGAGTAATTCTTGATTGACTTATGGAAATTATAAGCTCCCCATTTACCTGTACGCATAAGGATCCGACGTGTCTGACCATAACCACCGTTAGTGTCATCAGTAAGGTCCATGATTGCTTCAGTAAGCCATTCAATATCTACATCAAAATCATTATAGAAGAGAACGTTTGATGCTTCTATCTGCTGTTCGAGACCGGCTCCCTGTTCGATTTTGAAACCACTGTATCCGATCTGTTTGAAGGTACCGTCATCAGCGCGGTTTGTCGTAGCGAAATTGAGAAGTTTATCCTTCATATCCTGGAATTGTTTTTCAAATTCCCAGTCAGCATACTGTGTCCAGGTAGTCATGATTTTCTCTTTTCCGTTTGTATCGATTCCCTTCCAGGAGAAAGCAACCGGCCTTGAGGTCATGTTACCAGGTCTTGTATCCTGCATCCTTATCATCGAGAAAGTATTCTTCATCGAGAATGGACTTGTATATGTTGGAGTTCCACCCTTTATAGAGAGGGTCTTTTCAACAATAGACCATTCTTTTGAAAAACGTTTTCCGGCAACAAGTTCTTCATATGGTATATAAAGATCAGGATCACCTGTGAACAGTTCGCATTCATAATCCCATTGAGTTCCATTAGGAACAGGAATATTTACAATTCTTATCGGATAGACAGAGTTTTTTTCACCAACAATGATATTGGTATCTGAGAAATACTGTTCCGGGAATGTAAGAGTAAAACGGGCACCATTACGACCAACCTGAGAGGTTGCTGTTATTGCGCTTCCGCCTACGAGACATTGAACCAACTGGATGTTCTTCTTTGAAGAGCCCTGTAATCTCCAACGGAAATCATCATCGGTATCAAGATACAGAGGTGAAAATTTCTGTAAAAAGAGACCGAAATTCGTGCCGTAATTAGATCTGTAGAGCATGTTAATCATAGGACTTGCATCCTGTGGTTTCGATTGGTAGATAGCACCAAGGTGGTTTTTGGTCGTTAACCCTGACCAGTCCTTGGGTTCATACTCCTGAAGTGGTGATACTCGTTGCATTTCTATTTAATTTAGAACGATTAAGTTACATTGTAAATTGAGGAAAGATAAAGTCATCATCTTTGTCTTTTGATCTCTTTTCTTTATCTACCTCAGATACCGGTTTCTTCTTAGTAGCTTCTTCTCCACTTAGAACCTGACTCAACCTTTTTGCGGCTGAAGTTTCAACTTTTTTTGTGAAATTAGAAAAAGCTCCTTCTTTAATGTTTTCATCAAAGAGACCGTGTTTAATAAAATAAGCGAGCCTTGCTTCAAAAGCAATAGGATTCTTTGCTCTCAATGCCATAGCTTCACTTACCGGGATCTTTTTACCATCTTTATTTGTAAAGATCACTGGTACTGTCATCATCTTTACAATTTCTTTCTTCTCATCTTCTGAAACAGGAATACCAGGAAAAATCTCTTTTAGTTCCTTGACTGATTTGCCAATTGCTTCTTTTGTCTTTTTCTTGTTATCCTCTTCCTTTTCCTTTTTTATCTTCGTTTCACTCTCAATATGTTTCCTTTCTTCTTTGATACTTGTTTGAATCTCAGCCAAACCATCAACTGCGTCTGTAAGAAGAGTTTCCTTTTCTTTGGCAAATGCAATATAATTTTTGATTTTTGATTCAGGAATACCTTTGAGAGTAAGATAATCGGAATAGAGTTGTTCCTGAAGTTCTACGTTATCTTTCAAATCTTTTTCAGATATAGATCCATAACGTTCTTCAAGAGAGTAATTATCTGCTAAGTCATCAAATGGAACACCTGACTCAAGCGATTCAATAAACTTCAATGCTTTCTCTCCAATGGTTGATTTATATTCATCAATGCCGTCTTTTATTTCAGCATCGATTTGACCTTGGATGTGTTCATTGATTTTAAGAATTGCCTCTTCTGGTTCTAATCCATCAAGACTTTTCAAATCGAAGTTTGGGAGTACACCACTTTCTTGAAGAGCCGCAGCATGAAGATAGACAGGAGATTCGTTCCCTTCTGTAGGTATACTCCCATTCTTCTTGTCTTTATCTTTTATATTTTTGTCTTTGGCATCTTTCTTATCGGATTCAGAATCATCTATTTCTTCGTCCTTTCCATCATCAACAATAAATGTATTGTCTTTAGGAGGGGTTTGTGGATTTTCCTTTTTATCCACCTTGTCACCAGGCTTTTCTTTATCAGCCGGTGTCGTCTTTCCTTTATCTCCGGGTTTCTCCACATGACTATCTCCTTCATCAGGTGGACCATCGACGTCGATGAGATCCATGTCAAATTCGGGCATTTGAATTGATCCGAACAACTGGTCATCATCAGAATTTAGCTGCTTTGTCATTTTACTGCGTTTAAATTAATACAAGTTTATAAATTACTCAGAATAAAGACAAGAGTATCATCAATACAGTGTCTTATTTAGTCGTTGTCATTATAGATAAAACTATAAATTATTTTTTTATAAATTATTTTTTTATAGTTGCCGGTTTTGGTCTGCTTCTTGCGATCTTTTCAGTACTTGCAATTTGCATCTTTGTTATATTTCTTTGTTCCTGTAGTTTATCATAGAACTGTTTCGACTTTTCTTTCATCTCAAGTTTTCTCTGATCAAGTTGCATCTTGAGTTTTTCAAGTTCATGTTTTCTATTTTCTACCTCTTGATTTGTCATATTACCAAGGCCTTCTTCATTATCTAATTTAGCATATTCAACTTGAATATCAAGTTCTTTCATGTATATGTCTGCATCAATACGATTGTTCTCAAGTCTTTCTCCCTGTTCAAGTTTCATTAACTCTAATTCATTGATAGCTTGTTGCATCCTTTCACTACTTTCGTATCCTTCTCTCCTTGCATCATCTTCTCTTTGATTCCTTTGTTCTTCTGAATCTTCAAGCTTACGGATCATTCCAGCAACACTTGTATCACGATATATTGTAAACAGATCTTTGAATGTTGCTTTATCGTTCTGTAAAGCTGCAAGACTTAATTGTTTAATAGCCTGAATTAATTCGGCATCAGTCTGGCCATCAGATATAAAGAATCCATATTCAAATTCAGAAAGCTCACGACCATCCACTTCAAATAATTGTGTAATCATACCATCATCGGTATACTGTAATTTTTTCTTATTGTCTCCTGTAGCATTTCTCCAAGCATATTTTGCAGTTTCAAGTAATAGTTCAAGAAATCTTATTTTACTATTATCATGCAATCTGAACCATTCTTCAGTAATATGTGAACTCTGTGTTACAGATCTCTCTACACCGCCATATGTTTCACGATTATCGATCAGACCTTCTCGTTGTGGAGTAATACCAGCAACTTCACCAAGTTCATTCTTAACATATCTTGCAAGTTCAAGGTTTGCTCTGATTACATCAGCACTATTAAGATTAAGAACATCACTACCTCTTTGTTTTATTGTTGAAATAAGTTTACCCTGGGCAATACCTTTTTTACCTTCCTTGAATGAATCTTTTATCATATATCCATTTGCTTCTGCAAACATCATGACAAGCTCTTCATCCCATCCATCAGGAATTTCTGCAAGGTCAAGTTCGGCAATAACACCCTTATTTCTTGCACTGGCAAGTTCTGTACGACGCATATAAACATTATATAAATACTTATATGGTTTGACCCTATCCATAAGTGAAACTCCTGTTCCACCTCCAATGGAATATACTGTACCAACATATGGACAAAGACAAATAGATGGATTTGAAAACTTACTGCCAATTCTTGGGAGAGGTTCTATTCTTTTATACATATCAGAACCAATCTTATGACCCTGCCACCATTCATTTATCCATTTCCATTCGATTGTCCAACCTTGGTCTTTAAATTCGTCAATTGGAAAGTTTTCATCAACAATAGTTTCCTGTTCTTCTCCCTTATCATCAAAGTAATTTAAGATGCCAATCTTTCTTCTACTCTGCCAAACAATAATGGCATTGTAAATATTACCTTCCATGTCATATTGTCCACCATAAGCATTTATCTGTTGGCCATCGACAACTATAAGTTGAGAATTGGCATTATCTTTTGAGTCTGTTTGACGATCTATCGGTCCAGTCAAAACAATATTCCCTGAATATCTATTTTCTCTGGCACCACTTTCAAGGGCATCTATTTCATCCGGAGTAAGTACATCCCAATAATCATCTATGATTTTGCCTATTGGAGAATAACCTGACTCAATTATTATTGTTGAGTCTTCAACTTTATAACTTTCTCCATTACCAAATGTTGTAATATTTAGAGGATTGCACTTTCTTGCAATAGGTTCACCATGTATAATAGGTACTTTGAAAATTTCTTCAGCACCAAGAAGAACATCATAGAATGAATCTGAAAACATATTTCTTAAATGTTGTGTATACCAGAAGTAATCAAGTATCCTCTGACCCATTACTTCACCATAATCCTGAAATTCATATTGTTGATAGTGATGTAACTGTTTTAATCTTCGTGAGACCAGTTCCTCAGAATAGTTTTGATTTACTATTTCGTCAGTAATCAAACCATATAGTTGTTCACGCATTGCGACTTGTTTACTACTTACAACATCAGGATTTGTACATCTTAATTTGTAATCAAATCGTCGTTTTGCTTCCTCTCCTTTGAGTACGTTGAATTTTGATAACTCGATTGGATAGTTCTGAATCTTTGCAGGGAAATGGACACCTTTTATACCCATTGGATTAAATGCCCTTTCGATATCGCTTTCATCCATGATCCCATTAATAAGATCATAGTTTATCTGTTTTGCTGCCTTACTTTTTCGAATCTTACTTGTGTCACCATTAGTAATAGTTAGACCAGATTCGATACATTCTATACCCCATTTTTCTGTTTTCTCCCGTAACAATTTCTTTTGTGCAGGAAACTGAAATATTGTGTTTGCCATGGTAGTAATTATTGACGATTGTTAAGTATTTTTTTAAATGGATCATTTGATTGTTTCAGTTTTTCCTGAAACATCTCCATACGAGCAAAGAACGGACTAAGTGCGTTCTGAGGTTTCTTATTGACATCTTCAGGTTCTATGTTTTGCATATCTTCCTTTAGTATCATTAGCATTTGTAATGCATCAACTCTATCAAAGTTACCCTTTGTATTCCAATAAATTAACTCTTGTAATAAAGGAATTGATCGAATTCTATGGAGATTTAATATTTCACTTCCAGGTGTTATCGGTGTAGTAAGCCAAACCAATATTTTCTCACGTCCCCATTTTTGTATAGGAAGTGTACCAGGAGTACCTTTACCACGATTAAGAAGTGATTTATCAAAGATCTTGTCTACAATTATCTTAGGAGTATCACATAGAAGATGTGATGAATGTTTATTATTCAAATATGTGAATAATCCTTTCCAGTTATTTTCATAGTTACAAATTCCACGATAATAAAGTAATAACCGTCTTACGTTTTCATAATATGCATCAGCTGTCCTTGGTCGGCCAGTATATTCAGCAACTATTCTCTCGGTTATACGATTCATTATGAATGTACTTCCAAGTGAATCTGTTGTACTTTCATCATGGTCATATGTATCATTGCCAGCAATATATAATCCCCAAGGAATAATTCCATCAATCTCAACAGGATGTTCCCAGATAACTATAGCACCTTCAGTATTGTTTTTATCAAGCTCAGGAAATTTCTGAATTGGTTTTACATTACTATCTGGTCTCCATTCTACCTTTTCATTTTCTTCATTTATACCAAGGATTCCGAGATATTCTGTTTCTTCAAATCTGTCAGGATTAGCCAATAAATAATTCATATGATGTTTCAAATCATTTATTGGAAATATTGTACCACCAATACGCATTACTGCTTCTTGTGGACAACGTGGTTCCTCTGCTATGTATCTTATAATAGCCTCTGGATTCTTTGTATTCTTTATTACTTTCTCACGAGCGAAATCAGTAAGTTTCCTTGCTATATCTGGAATAGAATTCCCATATTCATCCATTGCACCTTCAAGATTCTGCTCAACAGAAACAAAGTGACCACATTTTGTATTTGCGGCTCCTTCATCCCATATGTTAGGAATAAGATGAATGTTATAAGCACCTCCCTGATAATGTAATTGTTCAAGACCCATGAAATCTTCATCTTCTGTTCCCCCAGTATTATGAGTTATAATACCATTTGCAATATAAGTATGAGTAGTATTGGCTGTAAGATTATAAATATCTTTTAATCCAATATATTCTATTTTGACAACTCTTTCAAGTCTTATTCCTTTTAATATTGACGACTTTGATATTTGATGTCTATATTTTAATAAATTTGATTCATTCAATCTTTTTTGTTTTTCCTTTGGAAATAATTTAATATTCTTTTTAAATTTAAAAACACTTAATTGATCATCTATACAAAGTCTGTAATATTCGTTTTTATCACTAATTCTTCTTATTCTATTGTATGCAACTATAATTTGTATATTCGAATGTATACCAAATTTCATTAATAAAAACATAATTTGTTCACACAAATCTTTAGAACTTGAGGTAAAATTAATTCTTATTCCTCCTTTTCTTTTTTGCACATATCCATCGGTATCAAATAATCCTCCGAGTAAATTTCTTAGATCATTTTTACAATATTTATTAATGTCGTCTGGAAGTCTTTTTTTGTTTTTTGTCTGTCCATATATTCCAAGTTTCCTTAATTTATCACATATTCCTTTGATTCTTGTTTCCTGGTATATTTTAAGTTGTTTTGTAAAATAGATCTTTTCAATTCTGGTATCAAACTTTCTTAATATATAATTGTTTATTTCATCATCACAATTTGATAATACCGGTGTTTTATTATAACCATAGGACCCATCACCAATTAACCATCCTATAAACCGAGGTTCCCACATTTTCTTTTTACCAAAAACTGGAACCTCATCAACAATTGCAATTCTATCATTTATTTTAAGTTGATCCGTTCTTAAAAAACTATATATTCTCTCTAATTTTCTATACTCCCTTACAGATCCATTTATACGATATTTTTTTTGTCTTATCTTTTTAGGATATTTCTGCCCAATATATGTATATATAGGATGATCTACACTACATTCAAGATATTTCCCAGTGTGAGTAGTTATTCTAATACATTCCTTTTGTTTTTTTTCTTGAATATATGTAATATTTTCTTTAGATATATTTATTCCATTATAACCTAAAATCCCATCAGATTGGCATAAATCTTCAATATTAATAAGGTCGCCATTTTTATTCCAGACTTTTGTCCCTGCACATACACAACCAAACGCTACCTGGAGCCCAAAGGTAAGGCGTCCTTGTTGCATACTCTTTAGAGAAACGTTCCATGCTTTTAATAGATTTGGATTTTTACCAGACTCTTCATAAAGTATTAATTTTCCTCTTTTACCACGTGCCTTATTCCAGTTATTCTTTAATGAGATTCCAATAATCTCACTTTTAAATCCCTTTTCTATTTTTCTACCGCCAGAATCAACAACATATGATGCTCTTTTGTAAAGAGATGTATCATGTTTTTGCCGTCTTTTTCCCCAGGGTGTGTGTTGTTCGATATGGTCCATCATCTCCCAACATTTCGATAATAGACCGTCTTCTATTAAATATGCTTTATCATCGGCAAAAACGAAACTCTTACTTCCTGGAATAAGATAGAAGTTACGATCACACATAGATCCTCCTTTAAATGAATAACCCCTGCCTCTCGTTTTAATTATTACTCCATGTTCTCCAGCAGTTTCAGCATCATCAAGATACCAGAAATACTGATAGTCGCCATCCCAAAAGTCAGGTAATCGAAATTCTCTGTCTGCTTGAGCCTGCTCATAAAGTCTTACTAAGTCGTCTTTATCAACTTCATTTACATCTACTCCAAGTTCTATTGCCTTATAAATTGGACAGTAATTTAGATACCAATAAAAATAGCCGGATATCTTATCCCGGCCTATGTCATAACCATAAACAGATCTTCTCGCTTCTTCTTCCCAAAATTTATAATATCTTGATGAAGGATGATCATTTACTGGATACTTTGTATAACAACCAAATTCCTCAAAATGGAGTGCACTTGCCCTCCATTCATCGGTATTATAATGTTTAATGTTCTTATAATAACCTCTGTCTATTATTATTTTTTCATCATCCATGTTGCTGCTTCAGGATTTTCAAATATTCCAATATTACCACCACCACGGATTTCCATTGAATCTTCTTCAGAAAAAACTTTCTTTTCCCATTTCTCAAGTTTTTCAATTATTGATTCAACATCTTTAAGAGCTTTCGTTACTGCACTTGGATCATAGTTAGTAACATTCATAGTATTACTATTGAATCTTAATTGATCATAAAACTTCATAAGTGAATTTGCTGTCTCTCTGACACTTTTTAAATATCTCATTGATATTGTTTCTTGCAATGATGTATATTTTGCAATTGCTTTTTCAATAAGTTCATCAGGAATATAGAATTCATCATTCATGACATCAATTGATACCATCTTCTGTTTTTCAATACCCTGGGAGTTATATTCACTTTTATAGTCACCCATGAAATAAACAAAAGCAAGTTCCTTAATGGCTCTTGCCTTATCACGCGAAGTATCTCTATCCCAAATTTTTTTAAATTCGTTAATCAATAGAATCTTCGGTTCTATCGTTAGTTTGTTTTGACTCAGAATAAACATTGTCTATAATTTTTTTACTTTTTTCTTTAAAGAAATCCTGTTTACCTTTCTTCACTTTGAACACACAAAAATAAGGTAGTCTAATATATGGAAAAAAACCATTGTAAGAATCTACCTTTTTCATAGTTTGTTTTGTCATCTCAAATTCTGAGGCAACAACCATCCGAACGGTATTTTTATGTATTCCATATCTTTTTGCTATCCGTTCAAATATTCTATCAAGTTCCTTTGATTGAATGTCCATTTAGTTTAAATGTAAAAGTTAAACTACGATCATCAGCGAAAATAATAAATGCTTGTCGAATCTTTTTGCCAGAAAGGATATTCAATGATCTTAACTGTGAAATATAGATGTTTAAATGATGTTCTTTCATTTTAAGATTTAAACAAATCTGTTCCTTCACTTCCTTGGAGAATAAATATTTATCTCTTTCAGATTCAGCAATATCTTTATATTGATCATTGAAAAATAATAACTGTGCAAGAACTCTTAATGGTTTATCACTAAGAGTTGCTTTTCTGTCATTATTTACCTTCTTGAGAATAGAATCAATAACCGGTTTCTTAAGAAGCAAATACTCAAGAAAGAACTTTTCTTTCGTTGTAGTTATTTCTATTGCTTCATTTGTCATATTGTTTTTTATAAATTATTTCTTTATAAATCCTATCTAAACTACAAAGCCAGGAAGGACTTTGAGCCTCCTGGCTTGTAATTTTGAGACGATGACTAAAATTGCTCCATGCTGCAATCGAGTTATACGTCAAAAGTAAAACAGATTTTTATAAAATCCTAATTTATATCTTTGGATTTTATTATTTTAATTATCTTTCTGATCCATCACTTTCTGATGGATACTCTTTCTCAGTATCAATGGTGTCAGGCACAGCATTAACATCATAATCTTTATCTCCCGGGACAGGACGTAATTTCATTTCATAGTCCTTACCAATAACAAACATATTTGCTGCTTCAGTATTGACTGTACAGAGAGTAGGTTTTGTCCCACCAGACATCACTGAATAAACATTATCCTTTGCATATGGGATATCGAATTCAATTTCGAATCTCTTTGGATAGGCGGGATCATAATTGATCAGTTCTTTCTTTGCTACGCACTTCAGTACGACTTTTGTTTCAGTTATCATAATAGTTATGGATTTTATTGTGAGCCCGTCCAAGGCTTATTTTATCAAGTCAGCTGCAGGAACAATACCATGAATGTCATTATCACGAATTACCCAATATAGTTTTTTGTTTATGACTAATGGTTCTCCTGAGTTTCCTCTTATAAGTATATGTTCCCCAACTTTAATTTTTGGTATAAGTACAAAATCAGGTGTGATCTGCCTACCTGGCCCTACGGCCATTACTATAGCCTGATTGGGATTTTCATCCCATCTCGCAAGTAACTTTCCTTCAGATTCTTCATAACGACTGATTTGTTCTGCGGCCTGTTTTTCTATATCCATAAGATTTTTTGGAGGTGCACCTTTTTCAAGAATGATTTTATTCTTTTCAGCTCTTTTTTGAACCTTGTCAAGAATATGTATCCGTTCAATAATTATCTGATCACCATAGGGATTAACTGGGAATTTCTTTGTTATCATGTTTTTATTTTTAAAATGGTAAGTCGTCTTTAATATCTGTTATACTATCTGATTTATTAAAATCAGAATTGAAATCATCATCATCATCAAGTCCAGGAAGATTATTTTTCTTTTTCTCAGAGATGAATTTCTTTTCATCTTCGATTATATCAGAGGCTCGGTTAATGATTGTTAGTGATTCAATATCAAGATTAGTATAGAAAGATTCATCATCTCCCTTTCCAAGTTTTCTTCCTGATATTTTAAATCTGCAAACAACCTGTTCTCCAACATTTGCATTTGCAAGAAGATTAATTTTATCATTGATACATTGCATCCTTAAGTATTCAACAAAGGTACCTTTGTCTGTCGGATTTGTAACCATCAAGATAAATTCTTGTTTCCTGAAATTCTCTTTCTTTTGATCAACCAGGAGTATTTTATATATCCTCCCTTTCAATGTATATAGATCCATTTTTATAAAATTTAGTTTTATAAAATTAAAACTTATTTTTCCCTTCTCCAATTCTTTTTATTGTCACACCATCTTGGTCCAGAATATACCTGAATGGATCTATAACGATACTTCCTACTGGAAATATAAACCTACTAAATGCATCATGTTTTGTACCAATGAAGAATATATGAGGTTCTGTAATAAATTGAATCATATCTCTTGTTCCGAGATCTTTTGATTTAAGTATAGAACCTTTCATGCCATATATTGTAGTATCATCAATAAATGGATCGAACATCTTTATTTGTTCATCAAGTATTCCGCAATTATCAAGGAAATGTTTAAGTAATAATGCTGGACTACCTATTGTAAGACTTGTTTCTGGTTTGAAAGAATATCCAAGGATCATTATATCCAGTTCACATTTTGCCACATAATATTCACGTTCTATAATCTCTGCAAACCATTGTGTTTGTTTTTCTCTACATATCATAAGATTTTCCCACCAGTCGTATGATATATCAAGTTTCTTTGCAATAAAACTCAAGGCAATATTATCTCTTGGATGACATCCACCGCCATCACCCATACCGGCTCTCATATAAGAACCAGAAGTAATTCTTCTTGTCCCAAGTTGCAGACAATTGATAAGATCGTCAACGTCTGCTCCGGTCTTCTCACAAAGTTCCATGGCTGCATTAGCAAAACAGATCTTCTGAGTGATGTAAGTATTATAAAGAACCTTGATTGCTTCTGCAGTATCAATAGAACACCTGAACACTTTTGGTACTTCTGGTTCACGATCAGGTATAGAAGGAAGTGCTGAATTGTAAAACTCTTCAACAATAGTTGCCGGATATAAATCATCAACACCGAAAAGAACAAACTCCGGATAAAGGAAATCTTTTATTGTCGTACCCATTGCAATAAAGAATGGATTATAAACAATGTGAAGATTATCCAGACCGGCTGGTATTAAAGGAATTATCTCACGGTACATAGTTCCAGGAAGAACAGTAGAAATAATACTAATGACAAAATGTTTTCTTTCTTTTTTTCTCTTATCTGTTTCTTCATTCAACTCCTGTATAACATAAATGATTCTATTAATACATTGAATAAGAATCGAATAATTGAAATCCACTCTGGATATTGGCAGTGGAGTTATTCCTTCATACATTGGATCATGAGGTGTTTGTACTGCAACAAAACAGATATCCGTCTTTTCAAGCACTTCGCGCATTGGTAGAACCATAAGATTTGTTTTTTGAAGTAGTTCTTCAGCTCCTTCTTCACGATAAGGTATTTTCCTGTTCTCAACATACTTTTTGATTTCAGGATTTACATCATAACCATAGACATCATAACCTCTTGACTCTATCGCGAGTATTGAGGGAAGTCCAAGTTTTCCAAGTCCTATCATTCCAATTTTCATAACGGTAGTTTTTAGTTTTATTTATTATTAATTTTTATTGTTAAAAACCCATTTGCAGATTTCTTTTTCCAGTGATCTTTCACTCCATGGAATTCAGTTGAGAAAAGAATATGTTCAACATTATTCTCCTGACTATTTTGAAATTGATCAATCCACCATTGTATATTCTCGCGGATAATGTGAGTTATATCATGTTCATATATAGGTTCATTATATGAAAGTCCATCACTACTTAAAGGAACTACGATAAACAGATTTTTAGTATGTTGACATAAATTGAATATCACACTTTTAATTTGATTATATGGAACATGTTCGAGAACGTCTTTACAGATTATCCAATCCCATATATGATAATTTTTCCATACGTCTGTATAAAAAACAAATTCTTCTATTTCTCTTGGAACCTGGTGAACTGCATACTCACTTATATCATATCCCCAACAGTTTATATCAAGGAGTCGCATTGCTTTAACAAGATATCCTTTCGCACAACCAAAATCAAGAACACGATCTTTTGTTGATATCTCAAGATTTTTAATGATATTATGAGCCATAGGGATTGTTAATTCAGGGATCCACCTGTAATTTGAATAAAGACTCTTTCCAGATTGAATACCGTATTCAAAATATTCTTCATCAAATTTCTCTTTCATCATACAAAGTTTATATGTTCAATGATATTATCTGTATTACACTCAATAGATGTAAATGGAGAATCAGAATTGAAGATATGGTCAAGGAGATCCACGTTCTTATGGAATACACAACCGGTACATTCTCTTGCATCGAAAGGTTGTTTTATCTCATGACTCATATAATCATTTATCTTGTCAGCTGGACAAAGGGCATATTTCATGTCAAATAGACCATTGTTGTCAATTAAAGGAACACTATCACATGGAAACACTGTACCACCATTTATCTCGCTGAGATATGGTCTAAAATAACTCTGGTGACATATAGAACAAGATGGAGCTTTTTTTACTTTCTCCTGTACGAAAAATCTTTTATCATTTAACTTATGACAGAAGTTATACAGTACATCATATTGATATTTGAGTTCATTATTTGTTAATGCACAATCAGGTAATAATCTTACATACTTTGCATCAAATAAATCAGCAAGTCGGATTAATTCATCTGGTTGAAAATTTTTGTTTTCATCTGCATAAATTAAACTCATACCAATTGTACATCCTTTGTAAAAAGAATAATCTCTTTCAAGAAACTTATTTGTTATAACTTTCCTATTGATACTTATTCTTATCCAGGAAGCCATTAGATGACTTAAGAGATCGAGATTAGTTCCATTTGTTATAATTGCATATTCGAGGCCTTTACTCTCTACAAAATGTACCATTTGAAGAAAATCAGGATGCAATGTTGGTTCACCACCACCAGTAAATATTACTGCCTTACATCCGAGTTCTACAATATCGGTTATATACTTATTGAATGTTTCAAGAAAGATACTTTCAAATGTATTACGTTTACTTACACTACAGTAATCACAATTAAGATTACATTTCCCGATAGGAGATATATGAGTTGATATTATTGTACTTCTTATATGGAAGTTATAAAAAGTCAACTGGTCCAAATGTTTCAAAAACTTAACTCCGGTCGATGTGTAGACATCTTCCAGTGATGTAGTTCTCTTTGTAATCATATTTTATAGCATGAGGTATTAAATGAGCATAGTTTTTACTTATCTCAAGATTTAAGTTATTCCTTTTGTAATCCCATGAGACCCATTTCTTTTCAAACCAATCTTCATTGGGTATTGAATCTCCAATCAAAGGAGAATTTCCAATAGCAAGAATGTGTTTATAGAACATACCACGTATTGAAAGACAGAAACCATAATTATAGATAAATTCATCAATAAATAACATTCCTGGAAAGGATCCATTCTTACATGTATTTGGCATATTTCTACCACCACTAACCGAATAAAAGATTGCTCCAGGTCTTTCACGTAAAGGAATTATATATTTCTCAGATTTCCAAAATTCTATCTGATAAGTACATAAAGGACTAAATAGAGATTTCTCAAGAGTATTTAAAAGAGGTTTAAGTTTCCCTTCCGGCCAAACCATATCTGGTTCCATCAACATAACAACATTTATCTCTTTGTCAGAAAGGAATCCTTTAATGAAATTAAATAATATGGTGAATTGGTTATCTGGTTTTGGAAGATTCATACAGAATGAAAATATCTTTTGTGGTCTATTCTCTTTCTGGTATTTTAATTCCATATCTTTTACTATATGTACGGATCTATCTATTGGACAAGGGATATTTATTTTTTTCCCTTTATACATTACACTATCAAAACCTCCCCATGGTATATCTGAATACATCACGAAAACCATATCAATATCATCAATAATACTGTTTATCGATTTCTCAATAAAGTCCTCACCATAGTACATTCTGTAAATAGCAATATTCATTTCTTTGATTTTTCATTTAAATAATGTCCAATTTGTCCGAATAATGTTTCAGACATATTCTGTCTTACTCTTTCAGAATCTTTGTAAGTATGTGTGTCAATATCATGAGTGTTATCTACTCTCCATTGAGCATAAGTTTCATCATATAATGTATTATCTTTTGAGAAATGATTATGTGAAATCTCAACCTCAGGGATATAAACTGCAACTCCAGCTCTTTTTGCTATATCAAAGACCCAGGTATCATGGAAGAAGAACCTAAAATGTTCAGCTGTAAAACCGCCAAGAAGTGAAACCCAATGTTTTGAAATAACAGGAAAGGCACAATGATTAACACCATTTATCCCATCATTAAACCAATAACAGAAAAAAGGATGATTTTTTTCGTTTATCTTTTCTTCCAGGATCTTATCCCAATTTTGAGTTGTATAAATAAGATCATCGTTACCCATGATAAACCAGTCTGCACTATCACACCATCGTCTTAACTTGGCAAGATCATTCCATATAGCACCAACAGATTTCTGATCACTTTCAAACATAGTTAGTCTCACATTATCTGGTTTCCTTGATAGAGCAAGACTAAGTAAATCGTAGTATTCACTTTTGTGTGGATCATTGTTATCTATTTCAAAGTCGAAATATATTTGGTTGTCTGGACTTACCGTTTTACAAACACTTTCAAAAAAATTAAAAAGACCTTTTGATCTTCCTCTACTTGGTGTAAGAATCGCAATTTTCATGTTTCTCTCTTTTGGTTAGTATTTTTAAAAAAAGATTTTTTATTCCTTGTGTATTTGGTGTTCTAAATGATGTTCCCATGACATAGAATACGATATCTCTTGTCTTTGTATCAGAATCTATATCCGGATCACACCAGAAACCAGTTATCATGTTTTCATCAACGAAAAACGGAGTTAATTTGTAGGCAATATTATAATCAATCTTTTCGATATTATTCTTTTCAAATCCAAGAAGATTATTTTCCTTAATGAGTTTATCTTGAGTCTTCTCTTTCTCTAAGATCATTTCATTATCCATGATATAAATAGATAGTTCTATCATATATATTACCTCCAATTATCGATTTGACGAAGTGGTTCTCTATTTGGATTCTCCTGTGAAGTTATACACATTTTTGTAAATAACATTAATGACCAGAGTATCAATGCTAATATTAAATATTTACTTAATCTCTTTGGTTTCATAGTTAATTGAATGTCATAAAACATGATAGAAAACGTAAAGACCCATTATCTGCGAATAATGGATATAGAAATTCCAATTGAAATTCATCAAAGAAGATCAAAGGTTGTCTTGAAGGTATCTTCCATAAATCAATTTCGTTCATCTGGTATATTTTTAAAGAAGTCATCAAATTCATTTGCAACAGACCGATGCTCAGAAGCCTTTGTAGGTGGTTTACTAAATCCAATCAAAGGATTTTTATCCTTTTTATCATTTTTCTCTTTCTTAGGCTTCTGAACACGCTGTTTCCCCTTCACTGTCTCACTCCTGGCGCAAATAACATCATCATCTTTGTATAAGAATGGACTATTTTTGTCAGGAAACCATCCATAGATCTTATGATATGGTAATCCAGAGAAATCACTTATTGCTGACATGTTTGTTGTCTGCAGAAACCGCCCGGTATTCATCTCGTAATAAAAAAATATCATGATTTCTCCTTTACTTCTGTAAGTATTGCCTTATTCTGAACGTAAAAACGATTACTAAATTTACAAAGGATCTTTCTCCACCAGGTCATACGAAATACTTTCTTAACAAGATACTGTTTCGAACTCTGATTTATAATTACATCTCCTTTTTTAAACCCAAAGTCACTTGCGAAAAGTATTTGTATGTTCCCGGATCCTTTTATCTTCATGAAGCGAACACTATTCGTCTTCTTCCTTGTCTTTATCCTTAAAATCAAGTTTTCCCTGTGCATTTTTGTCCTCGAAGAAATATTTGAACGCCTCTATTTCAAGATCAACAATCTTTGCATCTACTTCTTCCATTGGTAGGAGTCCGGAAGAGATACCAACGACACGACCATTAGCAGTGTTTACTTTGCCTGAGAGAACAACAAATTCACTTTCTCCCTTTGTAGTTAATGTGAAACCGGTGCATGCATAATTATCAGTTCCGACAGACGTAGCATGAAACTCAGAGGCAAGTTTTGAATTGAGTTCTTTCAAAGATTGTATAAGATCGGGGTGTGGCGTCATGTTGTCACTGATAGAACAACTTTTCTTCTCAGGGTTGAGGTATTCAAGATGTACCTCGCTTTTTGTTTGTTTAAACGATAAAACAACGATGTCTTTGTATTCCATAACTTTGATTTTTAAGGTTTAATATTTATTTATAATTTTTCTTGATTTCAATTAAAGAACCAGGATTACAACAACCATCTGTTTTAATAGAGCCAGTAGTTATTGTTGGTAGATTATCTATCCTATATTGTCTTCCGCATGCCATACATTGGAACATGGGATAAATACGATCTTCTTCATCGAGTTGATTTTTATCGATGTAGATCGCGATTCTCTCATCAACCTTATCAATATCTTTATAAAAGAGTAATGTATTATAACAGATACTGACATGTTGTTTAATAGCATCTGTATAAGAGTTCCAGGCTGTTTCTGACTTTAGATCAACTCTTACCGGGATAAGATACCAGATCCCTTTAAACTTCTTTCTCACAAGAGAAAACAGTGCAATAGTATTCCCTTGAGAAGATACTGAGAAGTTAGGGAATATTGGTCTGTCTCCGATTACTTCGAGAACCTCATGCTTTGGTTTGTCTTTAAACCAGTCTTTAATTTTCTTCATACTTTAGTGTTATAGTTCTGTATTTAATAAATAACCAATATTTACATACCTTCATAGGTATTACATGGTAGACGAAATCATTACCTATCTGTTTTGGTTCATCAAGGATCTTCATCTTATAACGAATACGAAAACCAAGGTTATATTTCCAACGAGAGAGATGACTGTATGATTGAATTATTGACCGGTTAACTGGATCAATACAATTAGGATGGATTCTTTTTACGGTGAAATCAGACTGATTTACACCTGGCATTTCCTTAGTAGGACTTGAGTTTGATCTTATATTATTACTCATGAAAGATTAAGTAAGTATGTTCTATGAGATTGTTTTGCTACCTTAAGAGAAGGAATAATGATCTTGGATGGGTTCCATCTACCATCAAATAGTTCACACTGTTTAATGACGATTGTCATTATCTCTTTATTCGGATGTTCAATGGTACCAAAGCCTCTGTATTTGATCATACCATTGTCGTCGCGTGATATGATAATCATTCCCACGTCACCGGTATCACGGCCCTGCATAATAAACCCCCTCAGATCACGAAAACGATAGATGAAGATTGTTTTCCCTTGTTTCTCTTTGATACCTATTGGTCTCATAAAATTACGTATCGTATTTTTATCAAAGGTAAAACTCTTTTTTTAAAATACAACATGTATTTTTAAAAATATTTAATAGACGATATGTATTTTTATTTCTTAGATGGAAAAAAGAAAAGCAAGAAGGAGGCTATGGTGCTTTTCTTACTTGTCAGTGTAGTGGATTACACATTGTGACATGTGGCCTTTAACCACTCACCACGAGATCCATCATCCCCGCCTCTTGTCGGCCTGCGCTTTTCGATCTGGTACCGCCCTGGACCTATCTTCTTGCTTAACTTTATGATACAAAGATAATAGTACCATCTATAACAAACAAATATAGTATGTATGTGAGAGAGCGCGATCCCATGCAAAAGACCCGGGACGGTACCGGTCCCCCGTCTGCAAAGCCCCCGGCCCCCCTCGCTCCGCGCGCAAAAAGCACCCCCAGCACACCCCATAAACATTCTCTGGCTCCGCGCATCCCCCCTGAATCGGCATTTCCCCATGCAAAACCTGCCAAAAAACCCGGGAACGGCAATGGTACCAAATACCAATATGCGTCCAGCGAAGCCTGACTGCCAAATGACCCCCGACAGATTCAGTCCAAAAAACCTATGACCGGCCTGCGTTTCTCTGGACCATATTCGAGAGCGAAGGGAGAGCCTCACCTAACCCGGGCATGGTTCTGCTCCGCAGGGCCCGCCCCCGGGCGGCGGACTTCACTACATCATTAAACTATTAACATTCACTTAAATTAAATTCATTATGAAAAAAGCAGAAGTTATAGCCGTTATAAACAACGGTTGTTCACCTATTGTTAGGTCTGTTATGTCAGACGGTCGCTATTTCGCAGAGAAGACAAGCGACGAATATACAGTATTACAGAAGAGCGGTGACGCGTGGGGTGCTATAAACAGCACATCAGAAGCAAAAAAGAATGAATCTGTTATTGTCCTTAATGACTGCAAGGATGCAAAGACAGGGACAAAGAGAACTATTGCAGTGAACGAAGAGTTTATGGCATGGCCTCTTGGTACTGGCTTCTCATTCACTGTCAAAGCAGGTAAGACAATACTCAGCCTTAAACAACTTACCAAAGCTGAGTTGAAGGCTGTTGTAACAGAGTAAAAGAAAGAATGCAGGGCAGAAATGCTCTGCATTTTTTTTGTTATGTTTACTGCTAAGGGCCGATTATTAAAATGACACAGTGTAATTTTAATCTTGCTTAATATCTGTTTTGTTTTGCCGAGGGTCAACTTAATGAATGTTGAATTAATGGCATTTAAATTTAATAATATCAACCATTATTCAACCGTATCACCCTCTATATATAACTAACAGACTATAGCACGAAACACCGATTCCACGGCCATTTGCAGCCAAATAACCAGATGATTGTACATTTGAGAGAACAGGGCTACTCTACCAGAGAAGCATTAAGGGGGTGTTCTCTCTTATGTATGATTATATTTCGATGATAATAATAATATAGATATTTAATCAATTCAACTCTTTTTTTTGTTATTGTTTTGTTTATTGTTTTTGTTGGTTTGATTTCTTGAGAAAGGAGGGATATGTACAAGATGATACATATTCTGGAGCTTATATCTATCTGAAAAGATAGGAAAGTGTGGTGCTGCTCAAGAGATCATTCACAACAGACTCTTTAATGTTCCTTCCAAGAGTATAAACATGGTAAATATCAGGAGTGCATGGTTGCTCAAACTCAAAAATATATGTCATGAACGAAGTAATACTTTGTAATAAATATGGAATGATAGAAAAATGTTCATTTCCTACATTTGATGCTGCAATTATATTTGCCAGGCTCCAAATGACTGTCTTTAATCCTATTGGTATAAGAATATACTTTTCTGATGGTACTACTGCAGAATGGAATTTAATTAATAAATCTGATTGTCTTAAATAATATATTAATCTGATCAGCTGTGGTTTATTAGCTGTATAAATATGAAGAACCTCAATAAATGGCAAAATTTGAATTTGAATTATCTTACAATTATGATCGTAAAGAATTTGATAAATTCCTTGAAGATCGTAAACTTAAACATCTCAAGAATCATAAAGACTGGTGGTTGAAAGTCGGTGATGCTTTGAGATCTGAAAAAGGTGTTATTGCCCGTGTAGTTAATAGTTTCTCTAATAAAGAGAATCTCTCAATTGACTTTACCATTGCAAACAATGTACTTGATAGAAATGGAATGCAAGAACATTTTGGAGGATAAGGAGGAATAATCATGAAAACAAGATCTACATTACAGTTCTTATTTGTGATGTTAATTATTGTGATACTCAGTATTATGATGACATCATGTAATCCCTCAAAGTCTGAAAAGGTTGTCGTTATTTCTTGTGATCCCTGTAACAGCCATGCTGATTACAATTATAAAATTAAAGTTAAAAGAATTGAAAAAAGAGTTGTTGATTACGCACTTATAAAAGATAAATATGAACCAGGGGATACAATCTATCTTTTCTTTAATAATTGAGTGATAAACCCTCTGAAATTGCTCAGAGGGTTTATTTATATGGAGAAAACATTGTTTTTGGACAAAGTATAACAAATAAAAATACCTTGCCTATGCGATATTGACTTAATTTTGTGGTTTAAAGACCACTGATATAACTTAGGGCCTAATGCGTGCCTACTCGGACGAACAAATAAAATAACGGGCATCGAAAGATGAAAACGCATTTTTAAATTGAAATCAATAAATTATACTATATATGAAATCCATTGAAATTGAAACCGGATACTTGAGTGAAGAATATTCACTTAAATGTGCTTTAAAAGCATTCATTGAACAAAATATGAATGAACTTGAAATACTGGAGAAGGAACATGGTAAAAAGAATATTCCAAATGAAAGGCTTTATCGTAAGAATATTAATAACTCAAAAACTATACTTAAACAAATCAACAAAACAATCAATGACAAAAGACAAACAAGAAGTAGGCAGGATTTTCAGAGCCGGCACTTTTGATCTGGACAAAGATATCCTTGTAGTTGTTGAAGGTAAAACTCCAACATACGAAGAATTTCATATAGTTTATCTTGAAATTCGAGAATCATCTGCATATTTCAACCTTGGCGCACCATATAAAGCTGCAAATAAGGTTGTAGAACTCTTCGCTAAGATGGGTCATGATACAAGACATTTCAAGGGCGAATTAGCATCACGTCTTTATTTGGCAAATATAGCATCTTCAAACTAATGTATGATGATGATCTCATTAATGCATTTTCATATGCATTAAGGGCAAAATTTAAGGCTGAAACAAAGAAAAGAAATTATGTTAAGTATTTTCTTGGTATACATCCAATACGATATGATCTAACTATTGTCCAAAAAATAGAGGCATATAAATTAATTGACTTGTTTAATAATATTGAAGATATTTGTGAAATAACTATATAAATAAACCCCAAAATGAAAAAATTCTCTTTTATCCTTGGTTTTCTTGTTGCAGCTGTTGTTGCGATAATCTGTATTCTGATTATGACATTTGGAAGTTTGCCTACAGGTGAATTTGCAATATGTACTCTGATTGCGCTTGTAACCATAGCTTGCGCCATTCTCTTTTTCTATCATGCATTCATTCTTTTCAAAGAAGAAAAGGTTCTGGATCTTGCAGAACAAGAACAAATAATATTTGATGCCGAATACCATCAACGCATGTTAGAGGTAGAAGCACAAATCAATATTTAAATTTACGCCCTGTATTTTATTTGCATATTAAATTTACAGGGCGTAATTTTGTTTTATAGTTCTCTGGTGTAATTGGCAACACGTCAGACTTTGGTTCTGAAGAGTTCAAGTTCGATCCTTGAGAGGACTGCAAAGTTCATTGAAACATTGATATATTTAAGAAATGTCAAATCCAACTATCACTTCTATTTGTGTTTGGTATAAAGACGTAAAACACAAAATGAATATTCAGAAATGGATACTGAATATGAAGCATTGTTGAAAGATAACTCTGGTGGAGGAGGGAGAGAAGATAAAGAATGTTATCCGTTCTAATCCGTGGCAAGATCTATTCTCTCTCATGCCAACCTCTTAATTATATCAATAAAAATATTGGATGCGAATATCAGCGTTTTTCGTTTCTCTTTTCATGGCAACATTTTCATTGTTATTTCGCATCCAGGCAGGTAGTTTGCTTCTTTCTACCTTCCATAATCTACCGGCCATACAGCCTGACTAAAAGGTCCTGACATATTCCTTTTCTTCAGATCAGCTTGGAGCCGTAAGCCCGGTAAGTGCGCCATCTTATCGGGCTTTTTATTTGATCTTAATTATTAACTTAATACATATAAGCCTTATGAAACTATTTGGTAAAGATGTTAACCCTTCGAATTGGGTGCATGCAAAATTAGGTGTATTCATTGGAGCCGTTGGCTTTGTTATAATGATGGCAATCTGGTTCTCTAATATGTATGGAAATACAATAGTATCCGAACTTAAATTTACGGATATTTTTATTCCATGGATTGCTGGTTCTGGTCTTGCTCTAACTGCAGGATTATTAAAGGATCTTATATGGGATTTATGGCTTAAAAAAGGTACTTATGAATTAAATGATATCCTCTTTACATTATTTGGTGGAATGACATCAAGTACTGTATTTACTTTATTTATTGTTATTACTAATCTTCTGATCAGATAGCCATGAAGGAAATACGAAAAAGAAGTCTATCCTCGTTATCGGATATTGAAATTATATCCAATATTATAGGAGAAAAAGCCGTCCCTCAAATCCGATCTTTATTAAATAAAAAATCTCTTCCTGAAATAGCACAGATGAATGATGCTGATTTGATTCGAGATTATCAACTCATGCCGGCTGAAGCAAGAAAGATTGTTTCATCATTCGAATTATCAAGACGACGCTTATTGTCTGAAGCTGTTAAGAAAGAGAAAATAACAAATTCAACTGATATATTTGACATCTTCAAACCAATATTAACAGATCTCACACATGAAGAATTTCATGTAATGTATCTTAACAGGGCTCTGGCTATATTATCTATTGAAAAAATAAGTATAGGTGGTATTTCAGGTACTGTAACTGATATCAGGATAATTTTAAAAAGAGCATTGGAATTACTTGCATCAGGTATGGTTGTCTGTCATAATCATCCATCCGGAAATAATACTCCAAGTGAATCTGATACAAAGATTACTCATAAAATAGGTGAATCTTGTAAAATCATGGATATTCAATTAATCGATAGCCTCATAGTTTGTGGCGATTACTATTATAGCTTTGCTGATAATGGACTTATTTAATAAAACCAACAAAGAGCAGAAAGAAGAAACAAAATAACGTTGGTGCTATGCGTGCGGTTTTGCTTGCACGGCACTATCAAGATACACGGAACTATCAGCAAAACTGACGTATAGCGCGTGTTATCACTTCGGTTTTTATTAATCTTAAAATCAAAATATTATATGAAAAAATTAACGAAAATAATTCACAGGACTTACCAGCAGGAAGTTGAATTGCAAATAACCAATGTAATTCATGATTTACCAACATGGATGTTTCCTGAATTTACTTACGGAGGCGGGTTAAAGACACCTTGCCCTATTTGTCATCAAGAAATGAGATTGAACATTGCACATGGACAGTATATTGAAAAATGCTCATTAATACAAGTTAATGGATTTGATGTTTATCCTATCCATACTGACTGCTATCATAAAATTGCGGATGTCGTTTCTTAAACTGAGCGATAACGGTTTAGCTATGTTTAGGCCGGAATTAAAACGAACTTAATTATCAATTTACACAAATAAAGAAAATGGCAAAAAACTTAAATAACTCACGAACCCCCGGCTTAAATATAGCTGGTGTTATGCGTTCGGCTTTTCTTTCATTTCAATTCCCTGTTTTGCCTTATTGTCAAGTAGGACGTGGTCCATCAACAAAGTTCAATGAAAGTATTCACATCGAAAATAGAGATACAAAAATCACTCTTAATTTTTGGTGGAACTCAGATAATACAGTATGTGTAAGCATTTATAACGCTAAAGAACAAAATCCTTTTAAAAAAAACGAATCTGTTCTAAATAGAACAAAGTCGATTTCTCAGGATGAGATTGTCAAATTATGCGAACGTTTTTTAAGCTGACGCATAACTTGTTTATATAAACAATGTTTTTATTGTGCCAAAATTGATATGTATGTGCAGTTTAAAGAAGAAACAAAAACAGAATAAGATGTATCAGGTATTAAAAGAAAAAGAACATACGGCTCAGAAGGAATACGATTGCGATGCTTCTGAGTGGCTGAATTGTGAGGATTTTATGACAGATCCCAAAGATTACGGCGTTACGTTTGCCGACATGCGAAGACTTGTCAAGATAAGACAGGAGGGCTTTAAGATACTTAAGGGCACAAGATACATTTATCAAGTGTTTATATTCGAGGGAAAGTTCTATACCGCAAGAGCAAGAATTGATGTTGCTGAAATATGCAAAAAATATGAACTAAGTGTTGAATAATCAATAAAATATACTATAATGATAAATAAATTAACACAAGAACAGTCTAATAGATTGTCTCTATATAAGGATAAATGGTTAGATAAGATATTCAAATATGAGTTATACAACCAGAATACAGAATTATCAGTTATGGAAGCAATGAAGAAGTTATATGCCTTTTGTAACTTGGATGAACCATTAGTCATTTTAGTTGATAGTCCACTTGGATGTCAAATAGCTGCGGATATATTAATTAGGAATCAGGTTAGGGATCAGGTTAGGAATCAGGTTAGGGATCAGGTTTGGAATCAGGTTGGGAATCAGGTTAGGGATCAGGTTGGGAATCAGGTTAGGGATCAGGTTGGGAATCAGGTTGAGAATCAGGTTTGGAATCAGGTTTGGAATCAGGTTGAGAATCAGGTTAGGGATCAGGTTGGGAATCAGGTTTGGAATCAGGTTGAGAATCAGGTTGGGAATCAGGTTAGGGATCAGGTTGGGAATCAGATTAGGGATCAGGTTAGGAATCAGGTTGGGGATCAGGTTTGGAATCAGGTTGAGAATCAGGTTTGGAATCAGGTTGAGAATCAGGTTGGGAATCAGGTTAGGAATCAGGTTAGGGATCAGGTTTGGAATCAGGTTGAGAATCAGATTAGGAATCAGGTTAGGGATCAGGTTGGGAATCAGGTTAGGAATCAGGTTAGGAATCAGGTTAGGGATCAGGTTGGGAATCAGGTTAGGAATCAGGTTAGGAATCAGGTTGGGAATCAGGTTGAGAATCAGGTTTGGAATCAGATTAGGGATCAGGTTAGGGATCATAAGGATGAACATTTTATATCATTTTCCAGTTACATAAATTATAGTGATTTTGGTTGGCTTTCTTTTTATGAATTTTTTTTAACAGAAACAGAAATACTACTACAATATAAAAATCTATTGGAAATGATAATACATTTTGTAGATAATTCCTTTATTTCTATTCAATTAGATAAGATATGTATTGTGAGTAGATATCCTTCTAATATTACGAGAAATAATCTTAACCAATTACATAATATATATGATGCTGCAATAAGGTTCAATGATGGTTATGGACAACATTATTTTAATGGTATATATATCGACCCAGAATTATTTTATAAATTGATAAATAAGAAATACACTTTCCAAGAGTGGACAAAAGAACACAATGAGGAAGTCAAGAATTTAGTTCTTGCTTTTTATGAGGAAAAATTTGGGGGTGAATTTGTTTTTAAATTTCTTTCGAAATATTTAAAAGAAGAAGATACATATATCGATAAAAAATCGGATGAATATCTTAAAAATACCACCGGAGGTATGAATATAGGAGTATATACATTATTTAAAGGGAAAATAAACAGTTTCAATATAGCCTATGTTAGATGTTATTGTCCTTCAACAGATAGGATGTTCTTTCTGGGAGTAGCCCCATCTATCAATAATGCCAAAGATGCAATAGCCTCTTTATGCCAAATACCTGAAGAATTAAAAAACGATCTATTGTCTATTAATAGACAAGGGGAGATATTCTCGTTCAATTTCACACCTATGGCAACAGAAAAATTAAAGAATAACAAAGTAAATCTTACTATTGTTGTTTCATTGACAGGAAATGAATATTTTAGTAAAATTAAATTCGAGTATTAATATGAAAACACAAGAAACAGTAAATGTAGCTATCAAGTCCACAGAAGGACATTTTGTTACTAAACATAAGAAAGTTATTTGTTTGGATGAAACAAAAGAAGCTTTCTTTGTTGAAGGGGATGCAGTTTTGTCATCCAAAAATCATAAGACATTGAAAACAGAAAGTAATTGTCTTATTATGCCACAACAGGTATACAACCCGTACTCAAAAATGTTAGAAAGAAGTAAGGATTAATAATTTTCAATTTTTTAAAAGGGGGAGGACATTTCTATCCCCCTTTTTATTATTATAAATATAAAATATTTCGAAGTATTGATTAATTAAGTCTTGAGTGGCTTGTATAACTCAAAAAGATTATGAATGATTTTAAAACACGGTTAGAAACCGAAAGAAAAGAACTTGAAAGGAAATTAAATAAGCTAAATAATTTTAATCAAAGTAGAAAGGCCGATACTACCAACTCCATTCAGAAGTCACTTCTTGTTATTCAGGCAGGTGCAATGTACACCTATCTTTGAATACCTGAAGGAAAGACTTGCAAGACTTTAATTTCTCAGGGGTAGGATAAACACAATAATATCCACGACTAACCAAAGATATAATGAAAAAAGATAAAACTATCAGATTTAAAGCCTTCAAACTTTTACCAACATTTCAAATGCTTGATATTTGGATTTGCAATAATTCTGTTGATCTTGCCGAATCTTTTGTAAAAAGATATGGAGCGTCACTGGAGTATTATAAAAGGGAACTTTGTAAAAGCAGAATGTATTCTGGTTCCGTAAGACGAATAACCGGAACTCGCAAATCTGAGGTAAAAGGTAGCGAGCATATTGTTTGTATAATCAATGTTTTCAGAAAAGGTATAATTGCACATGAAATTATCCATATTCTTTTTTACCTTAATGAAATAACTGGAGTCCAAATAAATACAACATCTGATGAGTGGTCAGCATATATGGTGGAGTATTTATTGAATGAAATTATGGATTTAAAAACATATTCCAATCATTAACAATATTTAAAGTAAATTTTAATATTAAAAATATATCTCATAACTTTGAGATCATTCAATCTTATTTAATCTTAGTATTAACAATCAAAATCAAAAAAGATGGAAAGAAATCCAAATTCGCAGTATCTATTGCTGCTATTCTTTGCGATAGCGTTGTTATTTACTGGATCACCGATTAATGCCAACTCCCCTATGACTTATGTCATAGACCAGGAAATGAACATTAATTCACCTCCGGTAATTGAACAACCTATAATGATTAATATAAACTTTGACATTCCTGCACCGGCCAATGTAATCACATGGATTTGCTCTTCAATGCCTGGAGACAGTAAATTTAATCCTGAAGCTAATTTAGTATGCTTAACAGGTGCACAATGTGATGAATATAATATTGTAATTGGTAATTTTCTTGGCTATGTCAATAATGAAACGATTATCGGGAATAATAGTATTCTCCATTTCTTTCGCAAAGCCAGATCAACACTGTAGTTAATTTCTGAAAATATGAAAGCCGAGCATAATTTTGCTCGGCTTTTTTTATTTCTTTATTAATCACTTTATACAGACAAATTTGGGACAAATTTCAGACTTAATGCTTGACGGAACTCTTTGTCAAGGTTGTGGCGTATATATTGGAGAAGGTGATGGCTTTCCTCAATATTGTTCTGATTGCCAACCAAAGAAAATCAGAAAGAAGGAAAAGATATCAAATGGACCTTATTCTTTTGATCATTTATTGCCCATAAAAGAAGAACAAACATGTGTTCGCGTATGGGCCGATCCAATAGTACCAGAAAGTATAGGATATCGTTGTCTTGAAAAAGCAGAATTTATCCTGCATAATTATCACAACAATAAAACCGAACATCTCTGCAGAAAGCATTTTCTCAATTCGATAAAACGATTGAGAGCAAAAATGCATTACAATCCTAAGAGAACAGGATTCATATGGTATGATATCAAAGCTGGCACAGTTTATACAGAAAATAACAATATAGCATATGACAAAGAATAGCAAAAAAATAGAGATCCTCAATTCTCTTTCTTCTTTAACATTAAATACTACAAAGGAAAGAGCTTTCGAGGCATTAGCTGAATATCTTTTGAATTATATTAATACTGATGAACATGAATGGCTTATTAAAGCCAATTATTGTTTTATCATACTCTTAATGAAAGAAGGACTCCTTGATCCAGAAAAAACCAAGGAAGAACTCAATATAATTGACAAACAAAAAGAATTAACAGATATCATTAATAAATTCAAGTCATGATAATACAATTTAAAGGATACGTCTGTGATTTACTCTTCCAACGTTATTATAATGGAAGAATAGCAATACAATTAGTTGATCATTTTGATCATGAGCCTATTGCTACAGCAACCTGCAATCTTCCTGATGTGGAACTTGATGATGATGAAATCATTATTAAGAACTATTCTGAGAATAAAACAATGGAAAAAGTTCTCTTTGAAGCCGGTGTTATAGGTCCAGTATTACGTACTGTTCCAACAGGATTTGTAGAAGTACCAATTTGTAAATTTTTAATATAAGATATCATGAGTAAATACGGAGCACGAATCGCGATACTAAATGCACATTATGGCTTTGGATTCATTAATTCAAATGCTACAAGAAGTGTTAGTGAATCTGAAAAAGAAGGAATCAAAAGGATGCGTAAAAAAGTAAAAAATACTGGCAGCCTTAACGAATCTCGGATTATTCGGATACATAGCTTAGACGAAAGCAAAGTTGTACGAATAGTAAAACATCTTTTAAAAACCCACAATAGACAGTAATGGAAGAAGAATCTCCAATAATACCAACAGAAGAGATATCTGTTGATTATATCCAAAATATTGTTTCCAGAATAACCAAAATTCCTATTGAGGATATTAACTTACCAGATAGAATTAGAGGAACCAGAAAGCAAGAAAAGATTATTGCAAGACAATTGTCTATGTATTTTATAAAAAAATATATAGGATTAAGCCTTGCAAAAATAGGATTTCTCCACGGTGGAAGAGATCATGTTACAGCTCTATATGCTATCAAAACAATAAATAATGGATTGGGAACAAATGAAAAAAGGATTGTAATACCATTTACAAAAATTGATCTTGAAATTAAGAACTATGGTAAATATGTAACCAGAACATTTAAAGTTTTTATGTTTGCTGACAGTTTTGTAAATGAACATCTCTTATATCATGGGTTATATTTTACTAATTCACCAATGTTACATTCTAAAACACTTACAATAGAAAATTATATTAGGAGTGTAAAATTGGATGCAGAAATAAATAATATTTCCCTTGTTGATTTCGAATATAATATTAAAAAATGTAATCTTGTAGAAATAGAACTAAAAATAGTATAATATGAAAGCAAAGGTTATCGAAAAAATACTCAGACATAAATTTGGTGCTTTTATCAAATCAATTGAAGACAAAGAAGTCCAGAGATTGGTAGCACAAAATAGTATCATTACCGGAGGATCAATAGTTTCCCTTGTTCTAAATGAAAAGGTAAATGATTATGATATTTATTTTACAACCAGGGAAACAGTTCTTGCTGTTTGTAAATATTATCAAGAACTTCTTGTGAAAGAAAATCTTATGTTCGAAAACGTAAAGATCGATCAGGAATTGGATGAAAACGGCCTCATTAAACCTGATGGAAGAATTAAATTCAGAATTCAGAGTAAAGGTATTGTTGATAAGATTGATGCAAAGGGAAAAAAATATTTTCCTATTATCATAACCGATAACGCTATTTCATTGACAAATGAATTCCAACTTATCCTAAGATTTTATGGCCCAGCTGAAGAGATCCACAGGAATTATGATTTTATTCATGTAAAGTCATATTGGGAGTCAAGTAATGGTAAATTGCATTTTAATCCTGATTCCTTGGAATGTATCCTTACAAAAGAGTTAAGATATACTGGATCTCTTTATCCTCTTGCATCAATATTTCGCTTAAGAAAATTCCTTTCAAGAGGCTGGACAATATCTGCCGGTGATATCTTCAAGATGGCTTTCCAGGCATCACAACTGAATTTCAAGGATCCAAAAGTTATGTATGATCAACTTATTGGTGTAGATATCCATTATTTTCAGCAAATGATTTTCCAAATTGAAGAAGATCTTACTACACACAAAATAACAGAAGTTGATCAAAATTATCTTTCAGATCTCATCGAAAAGATTTTCCATAATTCTGAAGACTTCACATATGAAGATTATGTGAAAAATGAAAGATCTGAGGAAAAGAATAAAGAGGAGTTTGAAGATAACCCTTTTAATGAAGAAGATGATGAGTAGAAAAGAATTCACTTGTATTCATTGTGGGGAAAAATTTAATCTTAACCCTGCTGATCAAGAAGATTATAATGAAGGATTCTTTGATCATACTCCAAATACTTGTGATGATTGTATGGAAATGATGAATTTCCCTGGTCATGATATCTCAGATTTACATAGCGACGCAGATCCAGGACTATAAGGATCTCCCTTTGACAATCGAATTAGTTCCAAGAACAACTTGGTATAGCAATGTTAGATCCCGGGTTCCGAAAGAAACCTGGGATCTTATTAGAAGAAAATGCTATTACAAAAAGCAAATTAAACCTTGTTGTTTTACAATTGATGAAAATCAATAAAATGACTATGGATGAAACCAATAAATATCTTGAGATTTCGTTCTTATTATGGGAACAAAGGAATAAAAATAATTGGACAGTTGACATATCATTTATTGATCAGTATCTTGACCATCCAAAACAATAATTAATATTCTAAAATATGTCAGAAAGAAAAGACAAACAGAAGAAAAAACCCTCATATTTGATTATTCCAGAAGTAGGCAAAATACCACCACAGGCTATTGAAATTGAGGAAGCAATAATAGGAGAATGTATGTCTGATCCTGGTGCCTTTCTTCGTGTATCTCATTATTTTAAAGATGAAAGTATCTTTTATACATCAGCCCATCAAAAAATAATGAATGCAATAAAAGAGTTGCATGAAAAGAAAATCGGCATAGATATACTGACCGTAATGAACCAGCTAAAAATTAATAATGAATTAGAAGATGTTGGTGGTCCTACATATTTAACTGAATTATCTTCTAAAGTTGTTTCTTCAGCTAATCTCGAATTCCATTGTATGGTAATTACTGATAAATATCTCTTAAGAGAATTAATCAGAATTGGTACAATAATTCAAAGTAAAGCCTATGAAGAAGAATCACCAGCTGAAATAGCACAATGGGCTGAAGAAGAACTTGTCAGTAAATTCGATATCGATTTTGAAGGCAAATCAACTTTTAAAGAAGCTCTCCATGCAACTCTTCTTGATATAGCAAATAAGGCAAAAGGTCTTGTAAGTACTTTCATTAAGACAGGAGATTCAGAAGTAGATAGGAAACTATCATTGAGAGAAAGAAGCATCTGCCTTGTTGCTGGTATTGAGGGATGTGGTAAGACAAAGTACGTAACAGAAAAAACCAAGGGAATTCTTGATAATAATAGTAATGTCAGAGTCCTATGGTTTTCCATGGAAGATTCAAAAGAACAAATTGTAAGAAGCTTTATTTCTATGGATGCATTGCTTACAACAAAAGAGATGCAGAGCATAAATTATGTTCTCTCAGATGATGATGTAACAAAGATTCATAAAGCTGTAGAAAATTTCGGCAATTACAATATTGAGTTTGTAGATCATGTTTGTTCTATGGCAACTATCATGAGAAAAGGAAGGAATATAAGAGAAAAATATAAAGAAGACCTTCTCATAATTGTCATTGATAATCTTGGTTTGATCGAAGTCGATTCTTTTTATCGTGGTATTGAAAGGGATGACTATATCGCAGGAAAGATAAAAGAAATGTGTGATTTAACCGATTCATTTATTTTTGTTCTTCACCATTTAACAAAAGAGACCAAAACAAAGTTAAATATCAATGAAGGATATAGACCAAGAGCGGAATATATTAAAGGCTCTACTCGTATTCTTGATTATGTTCAATTATGTTTACTCATAAATCTACCAAGGAAATATAAAGATCTTGTATCTGAAGAAAAACAAAAAGGAGAATTATTCAATATTAAAGAAGCAACTGGAAAATTTGATAAAACCCGATTCAAAACAGAATTTTGGAGTGTGAATCCTCATGGTGATAAAAATACCAAAACAATAACGGATTTATATACAAATACCTGGGATGAATTGAAATTTGTTTGCCAGGGAGAAACCCTTGAAGATGGTATGCCAATAACTGTTGGTTTTTTACTGAGGAAATATATCGAGTACTCTATATCTATTGACGAAATAAACCGCCATAGAGAGGACAGATTCAAATCCGAAAAAATGAGTATTTACACTTTTCTTCAGAATAAGAAATGGACAGAAGATTATCGGCCAAAACAGAATTCAAGAACATTTTATTTGTATGGTAATGATATCTCCAGATCTGTTCATATTCAGAATCTCCTTATCGTAGAAAGTGCAAAAAACAGAGATGGTAGTGATGTAGATGACGAAAATATCATTCGTTATTATGCAGATCTTGACCATAATATTTTTAAACCATTAACCAACGAAGGATGGGACGAATTGAAAAGTTCAAAAAAAACGGAGTAATAAATTATCTACGTGAATTAAATGATGATCCGGAAGTAAGATTAAGGACTCTACAGGAACATCAATTACGCAAACAATTAACTGAATTAAAAAATAAACATCAAAATCCGACAGCATGGAAAAGGATAAATCAACAACTAAGGCATTGGAGATACCAGTTATCTTCCATAATTACAAACTTCTTAAAGACAAAGAATTTGTCTTAAGTGGATCAAGAATATATTTTATACAAGGTCCTAATCGTGTAGGAAAAACCTCATTTCTTAAGGCTCTTACAAGCCTTCAGATCGCTCAGGATGATACTCAGGATAAAGTGACAACTGGTGAATCAGAGGGTTTCTATGAAGCCACAATACCTGCATCCGATGGATCTATTGTCACAATAAGACATGAGTTTACTGATAACAATAAAGGCAAATTCATTGCTATTCGTGAGGATGGAACAAAAATCTCAAGTGTGACAGAGATAAGGAATTTATTTAATTATACTCCTATCAATGTTAATGAGTTCTTTGCAATGAGTAATACTGCAGAGGGCCGGAGAAAACAAAGAGATATCATTCTCAAACTTATGAGTGATGAAGAACGTGCCCATTTCAATGATCTTGATCTTCAGGAAAGTCATTATTATACTACCAGAACAGAAGAAAACAAGAAAGTTGAACAATGTGACAGTAGTATAAAAACCATTGTTATTTCTGATGAAGACCGGGCTCTTGTTCCAAGAAAAGATGAAGCTGAAAAACTTCTGAAATCTTATGAAAATGTTAAAAAAACAAGAGAGGAATTTCCAAAACTTGAAACTGTTGTTACTGATCTTGAGACAAGAAAAACAAGATTAGAAAGAGAGATTGAAGAAAAAAAAGAAGAAATCCGCTCTCTTGAAACAAAAATAAAAGATGGTAAGGAGCTTTGTGAAGAAGGTAAAGGGATACTTGATCCTACTAAAGATATTTCTGATGAAGAAATTGAAGAAAAGATCACAAAAGGAAATAACATCATAACCCGTATAAATTCTCTTAAAACAAAAGAAGAACTTATTAAGGACTATACGATAAACCGTGATGAACATCAGAAAGAAAGCGATTCTCTAACTAAGAGAATAGAGAAGTGCAGGGCAGAAAAAGCAAAGATTGTTTCAGATTCTGAATTGCCTGTAGAAAACATATCATTTGAAGATGGTTATCTTACTATCGACGGTTATGTTTTCAAAGAAAATCAGGTATGTGAAAGTGACGCTGTAATTATTCTTGCCAACATTCTTGCAAAGATCAATCCTGGTCCTATCCAGATAATCGGAGATGCAAGTGTTCTTGACCTACAGAAACTTGATATTCTCAACTCAATAGCTGAGAAATACAACAAGATTATGTTCGTTGATGAAGTTGTACGTGACGCAAATAATATGGTTGTTGTTGGTTATGAAGAACTGTCAAAGAAAGAGTTTCTTTCATCAATAGATACAATAGCCGGCACTGAAAAGCCAAAACAGACAAAAAAGCAAAAGACTGAAAATTCTGTAATGCCAAATGAGGCAAAAAAGGAGAAAGATGAAAAAATGGATTCAAATCAGGATCCTAATAGTGAAAAACCGTTATTGTTTTAAATCATTAAAATATCATGGGAAAAATTACAAGTAGAAGTAAACCGTTTCGTATTGAGCCAAAAAGATCATATAATGGACGAAACGGAATGATCTATGTCTTCGACATTGAGTTCGATGATGGGGTTCAAGGAGAATTTTCAACTACAAAAGAACACCAGACAAAATTTACTATTGGTGTTGAATGCACTTATACTGCAGAAGATAAGATTGATGGAAGAGGAAATGATTTTGTCAAAATTGATCTTATCAAAGATGCCGATGCAGGAGGAGAATATGCAAAAGGAAAAAGCCAACCTGGTCGTTATACAAAGAGTCCTGAAGTTGAAGCAAGTATCACTGCAAGTGTATGCCTTGATTGTGCAGCTCTATGTATCCTTAAAACCGGAAAAATGACTTTAGTTGATGTGGATCTTGTTTCTTTACATAATGTGGCCAATAAATTCTTTGATCATATTATTGAGAAAAGCAAAGGGGATACGCAACTATCTATCAATTATCAATCAAGATTGAAGGAGGTTGTTATGATCCTTATGGATTACAAAGATGAAAAAGGAATTAATACTCTTGGAATAAAGAGTTCTGATGATGTCCTCGCATTCGTTGATAAAGAAGTCGCCTATTTACAAATGAAGATGAAGAAAGCATGAATTTCAAAAAATTTCCAATAAGTCAATCCATTATTAAGTTGTTCTTACATAATGGAGAAGAAAAACAATATTGTTTTAGAAGGATATTCCTTACAAAAATTGTCCGTTCACTTCCAGAACAAAGGACAGAACCAATGATGAAAGGAAAATATTTTGAAACATATTGTCTTGGTAAAAGCTCTGGCGGGGAAATCTACGATCTCCCTCGCAAGGGCCTTACAAAAAAAGAACTTGCTGAGAATGCGGTGAGAAAAGTTGAAAAGAAACCACTTCTTCTTGGGCAAAAGACTCTTGATCATATTCGTATAGATGATCAAATAACAAGATTTAAGGCTCTTGCTAATAAGAATAAAGTAGTAATCGCTGATTACAATGTTCAGGTTCCAATCATAACAAGATGGGATCAGGACCCAGATATATTTCTTAGCGCAGAACTTGATATCTTTCCAACAACAATTCTCCTTCCGGATGAAGAAGACGATAATATCCCAAAATTATTTGCAGCTATTATTGATCTTAAACTTACATCTGATATTCATAACACTTTTGGAGAATATTGTTATGGTAGTCCAGAATATCTTGATCTCATACAAGCAAAGATGTACCATTATTGTGTCCGTAAAATTGATAAGGATCTTAATCCTGGATTAACTGAATTGATAACGGAATCGGTTCAGAAATTGATAGACCAAAATAGGATATTGTTCCTTTTATGGATATTCAATTATAAAGGAAAGGTTCTTGAGGATAAATTTATCAAGGTTTCCTGGGATTGTAACAAACTTGCTGAGCTTAATGAAAGCATCCGGAAAACAATAGGATGCCTTGAAATGGGTGAAAAACTTGACTGGCCTACAAATCCAGAATTTCATATGTGTAAATCATGTCCGTGGACAGATTGTCCGGATAAAATAAAAATCCAAACAGTTTAAAATCATGAAAGAAGAAAACAGAATCTTAAATTTCAAAGACAACAAAATACAAGAACTGTCATTTGATGAATTGAAAACAACCGTTAAAGAAGAAGATTATAACGGGAAGCCTATTATGGGTATGTATCATTTTGAGTATATTAATGCTGCTCTTCTAACTGTCGCTGCAGCAGGTTTGAAGTATACTCTTGATCCAATATGGGCAGCACAGAACATGGACAAATCACGACCAGGTGTAAGTGTAATCGAAAAATACAGGGAACAATACGGTGAAGGTGACTATAGAACTTTCCTTCTGAGAAGGATATTCTCTCGTATCATAATCTCTGATGATGAGGATGAAACAACAAACACCGCAATAGCCCTTTGTTATAATCAGATGGGCTTTCAGATGGCTTATGGTCCAAATGTTAAAATCTGCCAGAATCAATGTATCCTTGGTGCCGATAAATTTATGTCGAGTTATGCTTCGGATAATAAAATGCCGACACCACAAAGAATGATTGAAGTTCTTGGTGACTGGTTAAAAGATTTCACAAAACAAAGAACTCAGGATAAAGAAACAATTCTGATGCTTCAGGAAACAAATGTTTCTGAACCTGATGTTCTTGAAATCATTGGTGATCTTACTTCAAAGAGGATTCGTAAGGAGAATGCCAAACAATTTCCTCGTGAACCAATACCTCCACTTAACCAGTCTCAGATAGGTAAGTTTGCTGAGAGATGGCTCATACAGAAAGCAGAAAAGAACAAATCTGATTTCTCATTATGGGATATCTATAACTTCGCTACTGAGCTTTATAAGCCTGGGGAGACAGATTATCCTATAATAATCTCAAGCAACTATGCTATGAGCCAATATCTCATTAATAGGTATAAAGAGAATTAGTCCTGGACAAATTCAAAATCATTAAAAATTTTAAAGGGGAGTACTACCAGGGCGCTCCCCTTTATCTTTATAAATAACTAACAAAAAACACGAGTGATTGAAATGAAAAAAGTGAAGTTACCATTATCTAAAATAGCAGAGATTGTTTCTGAATCAGATACAATAAGCGATTGTCTTACTCGTTTATATTTAGAAGTTATCCCTGATAAATTTGAGGATATAATTAAGTTTAATAGTTTTCCTCAAGTAAATGAAAAAACTGCCATAACAATTATGCAAGAAATGCATAAAAAATGGGATCGTGCATCTGTAAATATGTTGTGGATGAATAAAGGGTTTTCAAGCTCTCATGAAGATCTAAAAGATTTTCAAGTGAGACTCCCGGGTAATCTTTACACACTATATACTGAACTCGATGATATCACTGCAGGATTTGCAAAGATAGAAGTAGAAGAATTCGGACAAGATCCAAATGAATACGAATATGTTAACCGGACATAAACCATGTACAATAGATGGATGCAATCAATCCATGTATGCAAGGGGTTATTGCCTCAGTCATTATAAAAAATACTATCTCTTGCCAAAAGCAATAGAGAAACAAAAAAATAATCCTAAGAAAAAATATAATATCCCTAAAAGAACAAAAAAAAGGGAAAAAGAAGAAACTATATACCACGACGAAAGAAAAGAATTCATCGAAGAAGAAAGACAGAAAGATAAATTAAAAAGGATCTTCTGTATCTTCTGCGGTGAAGAGATAAAAGGAGAACCTGATCTACATCATGGTGACGGAAGAGATAATGATAAACTTCTCAGAAAAGAAGATTGGTTTCTTTCACATCATGAATGTCATATGGATTACCACGATAAATCATGGAAGAAATTAAAATGGTGGTCTGGATATATCGAAAGGATTTCTATCAACTTCCTTATTCATAAAAAAGAACTTAAAAAAATGGAGAAATAAATGGATAAACAAGGAATGATAACCGAAATATTACAGGTTAATACTGTAAGTATAATAACAAACTCTGAAATGAGAAAAGAAAATAAAAAAAGAATGTGTTCAAATGAGGAACTATTCCTTAATCTGGTTCTCTTAACAGAAGAAGAATTAACAAAGATTTGCAATGAACTATATATTAAGATATGAAGAACTTCAACACAAATACATCAAATAATGATGAATGGTTAACACCACCTGAAATCATCTCATCTCTTGGTTCATTCGATCTTGATCCATGTAGTCCAATAAACCGACCTTGGGATACAGCAAAGAATCATTATTCATTACTTGATAATGGTCTTTTATTACCGTGGTTTGGAAGAGTTTGGTTAAATCCACCATATGGAGGAGAACTTGAGGCTTGGTTAAACAGAATGGCAATGCACCGAAATGGTATATCACTAATATTTGCCAGAACAGAAACAAAAGCAGTTCATTTATTCGGTTTTCCAGTAGCAAATTCGTTATTCTTTTTCAATGGCCGAATTAAGTTCTATGATGTAAACGGAAATAGACATCTTAATGCTAATGCTCCATCAATGTTACTTGCTTATACTGAATATGATTCGGAAATGATATCGATATCCAAACTTAAGGGTTTTCATATATCTCTACTTCCAGAATTATTTCTTATTGATATTTTTCATGATGAAAGAACCTGGAAAGTAATAATCGGAGAAGCAATGAACACTTTAGATTGTAGTGCATCATTAAATGAAATCTATAAATTGGTAATTAAGATGGCACCAAAAAAGGTACAGAATAATAAACATTACAAAGAGAAAATAAGACAAACTCTTCAATATCATTTTATAAATATAGAAAAGGGAATATGGACAAATTAGGAGAACGTAATTGCTATATGATTAGCAGGGCTTTTAAAAGATATGGGAATGATCCAGAAGATGTTATATCTTATATTTTTGCTGATATGTATGCTGACGAAGCAAAAGAACTTTGTGCATTCATCAGATGGGTTTGTAAGACATGAATTGAAATATCAGAAGATACTCTTGAAGAAATTTACAAAGAATTTAATAATAATCTTAAATAGATATACTATGCTACTTGAAGAATTAAGAGAGTACGTAAAAGCAACAACTCAGGTAATAGAGGCATTAAATGAGTTAATCAAAAAAAGTCCTATTCCAGAGAGTCAGATAAATTCCTTGATAAATCCTAAGTTTCTGGAACAATTGAATGAGATGAATGTTAAATTCAATCACTGGAAACCAAATATCTACATTTATGTAGAAGGAGGAATAGTCCAGGAAGTTATTTCAGACTGTAATATTTATCTCAGCATCTTCGATGACGATATTGAATCAAGATCTGATGAAGATGATGATGATCAAACAAAGAATAAAGAATCATACCAGGACCGGAAAGAGACATTCAAATGGATGATAGAGTCTGGTCTTCGTGATGGAACATTAAAAAGAGCAATAGAATGATTGAACTTGATATTAAAATGAGAGCAGAAGATGAAAAAACTGTTGAGTTTTTTTCTCAGATAATCTATAAGGCTTTTGCAACTGCAAACTCATTAGAAGAAATCGATGTAACTCTATCAGTAGAAAAAGATGGAGGTATTGTTACAGTAACAAGACGTGAAATTATAAACACATCAAAAAATGGATGAATATAAATACTACTAATTTTTACTAAAATGAAAGGAACAAGCGCTTTTAAACAGACTATAGAAGCAAAGTTAAAAGAGGTGGCTAAGGCAGATCCTCTTTTTGCTGAGAAACTTAAAAATGAGAAAAAAAACATTGATGACTGTATAACCTACATTCTGAATACTGTAAAAGCAAGTGATTGCAATGGTTTTGCCGATGATGAAATTTATGGTATGGCAATACACTACTATGAAGAAGAAAACATTGACATTGGAAAACCAATGGAGTATCATGTGGCAGTCAATCATAAGGTTAAACTCACGGAAGAAGAAATACAGGAAGCAAAAGAGAAAGCTGTCCGGGAAATAATAGCTGAACAAAAGAAGAAAATGGCATCAAAGCCAGATAAGACTACACAAAAGAACGAAAAGAAAGATGATCCAGTTCTCAAAAACATTATCTCTGGAAATATTGATAGCAAACCAAAAGTAATAGAACAAACACTATTCTAACTATGGAATACTTTACAAAAATTACATCCGCAGATTACAGATCTAAAAATAAACTTGAAGAAGCTGCAAAAGCTATGGCTTTAAACAAGGATAGAGAACTTATTGATGAATCAAAACTCGAAGAGTGGTCCTCAGATATCAAGAGAAGACTTAAAGCTCTATGTGATTATTTTCATAGATGTAAACCTCTCAATTATAATTTTGAAATAGCGTACAATAAGAAAGATTACGAATTTCATTGCAGCGAAGTCTTTACTATAACTCTTTATCTTATTAAAAAGAAAAATACTGAATGAAGCCAAAAACAGAACTCCAAAAGAAAGTTGCCAGGTTAAGCGAGAATCTTTCTCAGATTAATCAAAAATCAATAGAATGGGCATATCAAAATTGTTTAGACAATATGGCAGTACAATCACGTAATCGGTTGTACTGCCTTGAATGCGGTCATAAATGGAATCCAAAAATTAAACTTGAGGCCAAATTACTTAGTCCTATTTGTCCAAATTGTGGGAAACATCTTAAGTTAAAAGAAAATTGTCAGACTATATTCAAAGATTCGGCTTATGTATCTATAATAACAACAGAAAAAGGAATGCAAGTTGATAGATTAATTTTAGTCAACAAATATGGACGAAAACTTACAAAACCTGAATACAGTTGGCATGAGGTAATGCAAAGGTGGATTGATGAAAAGGGAAATATTACAGTAATGTCCCTTAATGTAAATGGATTAGCTTTTATTGCTGATGCATGGAATTATAGTTCAGAACTGGAAATAAGACTCGCATACTCTCAAAAAGGATCATTCAGACATGATATTAAAGCCTATAAAATATGTCCCGGATCACAAGTTTTACCAATAATAAAGAGGAATGGATTTAATGGATTTTATCATAAAATTGCTCCTCATATTTTATTCAGTATGATACTGAAAAATAAAAAGGTAGAACTATTATTAAAATCAAAGATGTTCCATTTACTGAAAACGGCTTGTGATGGTAAGTATACGAGAGAAAAGATTGAAAAATATTGGCCAAGTATTAAAATCTGTATCAGAAATAAATATTATATCAAATCTGTTGATACATGGTTTGACTATATAGAACTACTTGATTATTTCGGCAAAGACCTTAGAAATCCTCATTATGTATGTCCTGCTAATCTCATAAAAGTTCATGATAAATTGGTAGAAAAGAAAATGATAATCATACATCGTCAGGAACTCGAAGAGATGAAAGAGAAACTTGAATCAGACCAAAAGGAATATTTAAAAAGTAAAAGGAAATACTTCAACCTCTGTTTTAAAAACAACGATATAATAATAAAACCTCTTATATCTGTTGAAGAATTTATGGAAGAAGGAGATATGTTACATCATTGTATTTTCACAAATGAATATTATAAGAAACCTGATTCTCTTGTTCTTTCTGCAAGAAAAGATAATAAACCACTTGAAACAATAGAAGTATCTCTTTCTAAATTAAAGGTTGTTCAATGCCATGGTGCCTGTAATGAACCAACAAAATATCATAGTACTATAATGGAACTTATAAATAAAAACCTGGACAAGATTGATAAATTAAAAAGATCCTCCAGAAAAAATGTTGAACAAAGAAAATATAAAGAAAAAATAGCCGTTTAATAATAAAAAAGAAAATGTCATTTGACTGTAGAACTATAAACAATGGTGAAAGATGCAAACATCTGAGACCCCTCCATGAAGAGAGATTAATATCAGATGTTAAATTTTGTATCTGTCGTGAAACCAGGAATATTATCTGGCCTGAGACAGAGAGGTCCGGAACAATAAGAGAAAAGGTTATCTCAATAACACCTTTCTTCTTCTGTTCTATGATGGAAAAACAACGAAAACTTGGATTATGCCAAGAGGCAGAATTCACAATTAATTCTGACGGAACATCATTACACTGGAATAAATGAGAACAATATTACGTGAAGAAATAATAACCGGGGCACTGCAGAGAATAAAAAAGCAGTGCCTCACTGGTTATTTTGATGGTAATACATTGACAGATTATTTTGAGAACTGCCGATGGTATCTTATGCAATATGATTGCATGTTAATCTTTACCAGGGATATAGGTCATCATACCTCTGGTTGGTTTAAGAATCCTGACTATGAAAGATGTTATCATCTTTCTCTCTCTTTCCGCGGTAGATCAACAAATAAAAAAACTGTGGAAAAGATCCTTGACAATTTATATGGTGAAGACAAAAGAAAAGTATGGGTTGAACCACCATTCAGTGAAGTTGGTAAAAGTCATGGAGTATATCATTATAGACTTTTCTGTAACGAATTTTGGATACCCATAATCCCCAGGGGAGAGGTATATAGTAAAGAGTTTACAGAAAAAGGATGGAAGTCTTATTCAGAATTACACGCAAAATGATAACAACATTCGAAATTTATACTCATGAATTGACAAAGACAGAGATTGAAATCATAATGTCAATACTGTTCAAAATACTTATCACTGCTATTGGTAAGGAAAAAGCCATAACAAACAAACAAATCACTCGTGATATAAACGAAAGATTAACTTTTGTTGGTTTTAACGTAAAAACATCTGAATCACGGATAAGGTACATGATACATATCTTAAGAACACAGGATATAATTCCATGTCTTATTGCTACTCAAACCGGATACTTTATCTCTAATAACCAGAAAGAATTAGATAATTATATTATAAGTCTGGAAGAAAGATCAAGAGCAATCCTTAGTATAAGAAACGCATTGAAAAGACAAATTATTTGTAATAAGAAACTCGATGCGACTCAAGAAACAATAATATTCAAACAAAAGGAATAACATAATGGAGAAAATTAAATTAACTCCAGAACAATTTGCTGTCTTCGAAAGAGGAAACAATATTGAAGTGGAAGATGGAACAATATATTTCCATTTTCCATACTGGATAAAAAAAATTAGCACAAATGGAACTTATGAGTTATATACTCGTAGTGAAATACCAGGACTAAAACTATCATATAAAAATGGTGGTCTTGAAGAACATAAATATGAGATAAGTAAAACTGATGGTTCGCCTATGGATCCGGAAGCCTGGTATTTCGTATTACGTGTTGACAAAGATAAACATGCCAGGGTAGCAGCTCTTGCTTATGCAAAATCGGTTGCAAAGGATAATATAAAACTTTGTCTTGATTTACTTGAAACAGTAATAGGTTATGATCCTCTACAGACAAAGACATCTGAAGAATGGCAGAAAATCTTTCCATATAAGATTCTTGATCCTGATGGATGGGATCGAACAAATTACGACTTCTCATGGAAACAAGAACTTATTACATGGGAAGAATTTAAGAAAAGAGCATTTCAATCAACATGCATATTCGATCCAGAATGAGATTCATTGAATTGAAAGTAGATCCAAATGCCAAACCGCGAATGACAAAGCGGGATAGATGGGCAAAACGCCCGGTTGTTAATCAATATTTTGCCTTTAAAGATCTTGTATGTATTGAGGCAAAAAAACTTGGTCTTGAAACATTACCTGATGATATTGCCTCATTAACATTCGTTGTTAAGATGCCTGATTCCTGGTCCACAAAAAAAAAATACCAAATGATTGGTACCGGGAAACAATCAAGGCCTGATCTTGATAATTATCTTAAGGGTTTACAAGATGCTTTATGTAAAGAAGACAAAGGCATATGGCATATTGGAGACTTAAAAAAGGTATGGGGTAATACAGGTAAGATCATAATTGGAATAGAAGATTCTGTTTAGTTTAAGTTTTGTTAGTAGTTGGAATGAGCCGACCCCGTGAGTGCTAAGGCTCATTTTTCACCTTAAAAAAGAAAATATGAAAAAGATAAGCACTATCATTATTTTACTTCTAATAATGTCATTTATCGATATACAGAGTGGATCATCTGCAAGTACATTGAGGTGTTTTTATATAGAGGAAGCACCATCAGTGATAAAAGATAAATTCTCTGATTATTACGATCTGATGTCATTAGTAGAAAGCACAGATAATCCTGATGCAATAAATTTCATAGATGCAATGGGGTTGTTTGGATTTATGCCAAATACTCTTTCTTCTCTTGGTTATAATATTGATCCAAATTTGTTCAAAATTAACCCTGAGACCTTTCCAGAGAAAGTGCAGAGAGAAGTAATGACCAAATACACTATTCAACATTATAAAGAGCTTAAATCGCTTATAAATGAGTTTTCCGGAAAGATGATTAATGATACGATAAAAGTAACACCAGCCGGAATGCTTGCTGTTTCTCATCTTAGTGGAATAGGTGGTCTTAAAAAGCTTCTTCTTGATAATGTTGTGAGGAAAGACTGTCTCTTATACACATCTCCGAGCCCACGAGACGCTCATGAATCTCGTATGCCG